AGCGTGAAGGAGGCGGTATAGATGGGACAGTATGTCACCGTTAATGTATCGCAGCTTCAGGACTTTGCAGCACGCTTGACAGCTGCCGGGGCCGGGGATCTCCGCAAGGAGTTCAACACATGGCTCGACGGGATCGGCAACGAGTTCCTGCGTATTGTAAGCGAGGAGATCATCAGACGGCAGGTCGTAGATACACGGCTTCTGCTCAACTCTTTCACAAAGGGAAATGCCAACAATGTGTGGACGCTCACGGAAGGAGCGCTGACTCTCGAAGTCGGCACGAACGTGGAGTATGCACAGTATGTCAATGACGGCCACAAGCTGAATCCTGCCGGAGTGGACCGGCGCTGGGTTCCCGGGTATTGGAACGGAGATCATTTCACCTACCAGCCGGGAGCAAAGACCGGAATGCTTTTGAAACAGAAATGGATCGAGGGCAAGCACTACTGGGAGGCAGCTGTTCGGATTATCGAGCAGATGATGCCGAGATTGATTGAAGCGAAACTAAACCAATGGCTAAGTAAGTATTTTGGAGTGTGATGATATGGCACGAAAGGTTAGTCCAGAGGTAGCCGGGTTCAAGCACTTCATTGATGCGCTTAACCTTGGCATAGCAAAGAGCTACTTCGGGGAGGTACCGGAAGGCTTCGCAACGCCATCCATCTTCTACCCGCCTCCGGAAAGAACGAGCCTGGCATGGTCGAATAACAGCTATCAGGTGGAATATGCACTATTCCTCAAGGTATTCGACAGAGACAGCCTTAGTTCGGACGGAATAGCGGAAGCGATCACGGATGCGATCATGGAAGCAAGACGGAAGATCCCGACTTATGACGAGAACGGTGTTCCGGACGGACACTGGTTCCACGTCAACAAATGTGAGGCTCGGAACATTGAGACGGGCGTCACGCAGATATACCTGACCTATAAGGTGCAGCGAGGTTATCACGAAGAAACCTCAACTCCGGCGAAACATTTCCACTACGTCGGACTGCCTACCAACATTGAGGAGGATTCAGACAATGAGTAACAAATCAAAGAATAGTGCTCCTGCCAAAGAGGTTACCCAGGAGGTAATCAAGGAGGCTGCGGAAGAAACCACGGTTGTGAAGGCAGAAGCACCGAAGGAACCCAAGTTCCCCATTGCCACTTTAAGGGAGGACTCCTACAAGCTGTACGGCGTATCCACATCGACTTTCGATGGAGCGCTCGCAGGCTTCGATGGAGAGCTCACCGTCAAGGAAGCTGGGGATATTATTAAATCATGGCTTACGAAGGAGGTTAAGTGACATGGGTGGAACATTTAACGGTAAGAAGATCCTTCCTGGTACTTATGTGAGATATAAGGCCAAGAAGACAACTGCTCCGGGAAGTTCCGTAAGAGGTATCGCTGTGGTACCGATTATCGGATATGACTGGGGCGACACCAGCGCACAGATGATCCGTGTTGAGTCTGCGTCTCCGGATGCAAACTATGTGAAGTTTGCTCGTTCCGTATATGACGACAGCAACGCCATCATCCGCTACATTGCGCTGGCTCTCGAGAACGCTGAAACAGTATATGCGTACCTTCCGGCAGGTGGCACCAAGGCTACCAAGACGGCAACGGACCTGACTGTAACGGCGAAGTACGGCGGAACTCGTGGTAACAGGATCACAGTTACTATCGTGGCTCGTACAGACAGCGGATTCGATGTATCCGTATATCTGGATGGAGAACTGGTTGAGAAGTTCGAGAAGATCACCACTCTTGCAGGCCTTGTGGCTACCGAGAGCGAGTGGGTAACCTTCTCCGGAACAGGATCCATTCAGGCGGAGGCAGGAATCGTCCTTGCAGGTGGTACCGATGCGGCCGTAACCAACACGATCTGGACAGACTACCTCGATGCCCTCGAGAAGATCAAGTTTAACACAGCCCTTGTGGCTACTGATACTGCGGCTATCCACACAGCTGCTATCAGCAAGGTTAACTCTCTCAGGGACACCGCAGGAAAGACGGTTCAGTTCGTTATCCCGGGTTGCGCTGCCAACAACATCGGAATCATCAATGTGGGCAACAGCTTCGGATACTCTGACAGCGATCAGCTGACAGACAACCAGGCTGCCGCATGGGTGACCGGTGCCGAGGCAGGTGCGGACAAGACCGAGTCCTGCACATACAAGCCGGTACCGAATGCTGACCGTGTGGTTGGCGCTCTGAGCCTTGCAGCTGCCGAGGCGGCTGTCAATGCTGGCAAGCTGTTCTTCATCACGGACGATGAGGGAACCGTCGTAGTTTGCTACGACATCAACTCCCTTACGACTCCGGGAACGGATCAGGACATCAGCTATCGCAAGAACCGTGTAATCCATACACTGGATGCGTTTGCAGATGATCTCCGTCTGAACATCAAGCCGAATCAGTTCAACAACAATGACGAAGGATGGTCCCTCATGGAGGGTATCGGCCGGAACCTGCTCATGCAGTACCAGGCTGACAATGCCATCACTAACGTCGATCCTGAAGAGGACTTCTATGTTGATAAGACCCTGACATCCGGCGATGATTGCTACTTCATCGTTGGTATGCAGCCGGTAGACTCCGCAGAGAAGATCTACTTCACGATCAACACGCAGTAAGGAGGGATGAAAGATGGCAGTTAATAAGAACGGCATCAGCATTCGTGAGGGCACAATTTATCTCGATGGCAAGAAGGTAGCAGAAGCAGCTTCCCTTACCATCAACTATCAGCCGGAAGTGGTTACACACCGGGTGCTTGGCGAGAAGGGAGTTAACCGCAGATGGATCGGAAGAGACATCACCGGAAGCATGACTGAATGGAAGTCCACCAAGTGGCTTACCGAGAAGATTCAGGCCTACGAGAAGAGCGGAGCTACTCCGGAGCTGAAGATCCAGGGATACCGTGTGGATAAGAACTCCGATTTCTACAAGAACACCAAGAAGGCAGAGACAGTTACTCTGACCGGAGTTGTTCTTACCGGAGATCTTCCGCTCATGGCTCTGGATACACAGGGCGAGCTTGTGCAGCAGACAGTTAACTTCGGTGCGAAGGATCTGTCCGTAGCGTAAGCACTGAAATGGTTCAGATAGGACACGGGCTGTCAGCGCCTCTGATAGCCCGTTTTCCGTCTGAAGGGGTATTTATATCAAAAGCAAATAAAAGAGGCCGTACGGTCAAAAGACAGGGCATGGACGGCAAAAGAGGAGGATACTATGGCAAATTCTAAACTTGCAAGATTTATGAGGCCTGAAATGAAGGCTGAAAAGATCATCGATGTGGTGATCAAAGACAAAGATGGGAATGATATGCCGATCAAGATGCGCAGACTTTCCCAGAAGAGGATCGCAGACCTTCGGGAGATTTACAGATCCGAAGAGCCTGCCTATGACAAGAAGGGCAATCCGATTGTTCAAAACGGCAAGCTGGTCATGAGAGAGAAGTTCGACATGAACGCCTACTCGCACATGCTCCTTGTTGAGTCCCTTGTGGAACCGGATCTGAATGACGAAGAGCTGATGGATTTCTTCGGAGTTGTTGATGTATGCGATATGCCCGGTGCAGTATTTACTCCGAGCGAGATCTCGCAGATCTCTGATTATGCCGGAGACCTCGTGGCCTTCCGTGATGTGGAGGATATCAAACCCGAGGAGGTTGAAGAAGCAAAAAACTAATTGATGAGTGTTCGGGATCCGTAGCATGGTGGACGGCATTTATGTTCATCAATTTCGGAGTGGCTCCGGAGCATTTCTACGACCTGGACCCTCGTATCAAGGCTTTCTATATAGCCTCTGTCAAATACGCAGAGGAGAACCCGGAAATATATATTTTCAGAAAAAGAAGATAGGTGAAAGGAGGAAGCATGGCCAACTTATCCGTAATCTTCAATATGGTGGATAACATATCGAAGAAGATGCAAGGCATTGGAACCGAGGTCGGCTCTGTGGCTGACTCCTTTCAGGATGTCGAGCTTGCCGCAGATAGCGTCCTCAAAGCGGTTGTGACAGATGCCGACAAGACATCCGACTCCATGCAGCAGTTCGCTGAGGAGATGGCACAGGGCATGATCGAGTCGTTCCAGGAGATTGCACAGCAGTCCGGAATGACTGAGGACGAGATGCGGCAGACCATGGGAGAGCTTCCGGATTTCTTCCGAGGTATCGGAGACGGTATCGAGGAGAGCATGAGCGGTATTGACGACGCTACGGAAGACACCGAAAGAGAAGTAGAGGAACTCGGTGATACCTTCGAGGAAACCGGGAGAAGAGGCGAGGACTCCGGCGATGACATGACGAATGCCATGCAGGGATTGGAGAGCTTCCTTGCTTCGGCTGGCATTGTTGCCGGCCTGAAAAAGATAGCCGGAGCGCTTATGGAGTGTGCGGAGGAAGCCGAAAAGGTGGAAACCTCATACGCCAAGTTGCAGACGATAGCCGGAGAAGGATCCATGTCAATGCTGACAGATGAGATCCGGGAGCTTTCGAGCGAAACCGGCATAGCGGTTGATGTGCTTGCGGATGTTGCATACAATGCGATATCCGCTGGTACCGCCGTTGAACAGTCCGTATCCATGGCCGGAACGGCTTCAAAGCTTGCAACGGCAGGTTTCACGGATACGGCATCGGCGCTGTCGGTATTGACAACAGCCATGAATGCCTATGGCGATTCAGCAGGAACGGCGATGGAGATCGCTGACTCGCTGATCACAGTTCAGAACCTTGGTGTAACGACTGTGGCTGACCTGTCCGCTAACATGGGCAAGGCAATCGCTACGGCATCCGCATACAATGTGGAACTGGATAACCTGGAATCTGCATACATCAGTATCACGAAAGCCGGTATCAATACGGCAGAAGGCACAACCTACATAGCGTCCATGCTGAAGGAGCTGGGAACCGAAGGAAAGGGAGTGGCGAAAGTCCTGGAAGAAGAGACAGGCCAGAGCTTCGCCCAGCTGATGAAGAGCGGATATAGCCTTGCGGATGTGCTGGGCATACTGTACACAGCCTGCAACGAGGACGCAACAGCCCTCATGAACCTGTGGGGAAGCGCTGAAGCCGGAAAGGCGGCGAACGCTATCATTTCCCAGGGATTAGATCAGTTCAACGACAACCTGATCCAGCTCCAGCAGAGCTGCGGAGCAACCGAGAAAGCGTATGAGACGATGGCTGACACCACGGCCTTTGCTCATACCAAGATGCAGAACTCCATGAACAACATGAAGATCGCTGTCGGAAATGCTCTGAATCCTATGCTCGAAGGCCTGTATAATGCGGGATCCGGCATAATGGATTTCATAGCGAAGATCGCTGAAAAGGCGCCTTGGCTCGTCACGCTCATAACAGCTGGTGCTACGGCTGTTGGAGTTCTTGCGGTTGCTGTGGCGGGATACACTCTCGTTACGAAGATCGCAACGGCGGCAGAGGCGGCATACGCTGCCATGCTCGAGACTACTTCGGGTGCCATGATGCTCAAGGTTGGCCTAGTAGGCGCTCTTACGGCGGCTCTCGGCATTTTGGTATTCTCCATCATGTCTTCCATCGAAGCGGAGGAGGAAATGAGCGCTACGACCGAAGATATGAAAGGACAGCTGGCGGATCTGACTACGGAGTACGACGAAGCCTGCGAGAAATTCGGAGAAACAAGCGCAGAGGCACAGGAGTTGAAAGGCGAGATGGACGAGCTTTCGGAGTCCATCGAGAAGAACGGACAGACCTTGGAAGAGTTCTACGACTCGATCAACGAGGTTTGTGACGCTCATGATGAGATCGTTAAGACGTTCTCTTCCGTACGGGAAGAGGCGGAAAAGAACCAGACGGCATCCGACAACCTGATTAACCGGTTGAGGGAGCTGTCAACGAGTGCGGATAAGTCTTCCAAATCGCAGGGCGAGATGGAAGCTATCGTTAAGCGCTTGAACCAGCTGTATCCTTCACTCGGAATCACGATTGACGATGTGAACGGCGGCCTCGATCAGATGGCCGAGAAGATCAATGCGGTCAATAGTGCTACCAAGCAGGCCGAGTACGAAGCTGCACAGGAGGCATATGCAAGCCTGATCGCAGAGCAGACCGACCTTGTCAATAAGCAGAAGGAAGCAGAGTATCAGCTACAGAGAGCCCGTGAGAAGTACGCTAATCAGGGTGTTGTATCAGGTACCTGGAATGAACTGTGGGGATCCGGAGCAACAGCTGATCTTGACGATGCAAAGGCGGCGTATGACCGGATCACGGCGGCCGTTGAAGATAATGCAGCACAGATCGAAATTGCCAAGGGTGTCATGGAAGAGTATCAGGACATTATAACTGGTACCTCAGAGGCCTATGTCACCGAAGCAGATGCGGTTTCGATTGCGATTGCCAATCAGAAAGAGAATATTGAGTCTCTCGCAGAGGACTATCAGAAGGCATACGATGCAGCATATTCAAGCATTACAGGCCAGTGGAAGTTGTGGGAGATGGTCGATCAGGGCATCGACGGAAAGGTATGGGACGAGGCAGAGAAGCTTCAGAAGGTATCTCTCAGCAAGATGCAGGACAACATGGACGACCAGATCTCTTACTGGGAGGACTACAACGCCAATATCGAATCGCTGAATGAGAGACACATCGCCGGACTTGATGATGTTGTCGCTGCCATGAATGACGGCAGTAAGGAGGCGTCATCGTATCTTTCCGCCATGGCCGACGCTTCGGATGAAGAGCTTTCGAGGATTGTTGCATCCTACAAGGGCATCCAGGAAGCGCAGAGTGTATCGCTCGAAGATATGAAGGACGGCATGCAGAAGCAGATGCAGTTCTGGCAGGAGTACGCTGATAGCTTGGAAAATCTGCACGGAAGAAATATCCAGGGACTTGACGCCTTGGTTGCTTCCATGGATGACGGATCGAAGGAGTCCGCAGAGTATCTGAAGCTGATGGCAAATGCTTCCGACGAAGAATTGTCTGCTATGGCCAAGCAGTATGACAGCTTGCAGAAAGCGCAGCAGGCCACGGCTGATGATATGGCAGAGCTGGCTACGGATTACGAAGACCGGCTTGCCGAAATCGAGGCAAACTTCGCAGATACCGTGAACAACATGAACATGGAGAGCGAGGCCTACAATGCGGCGGTTGCTACGTTGCAGGGGTATGTGAACGGCATCAAATACATGCAGAGTTATGCAGAGTCAGCTGCTCAGGCGGTCAGCGATGCTGTAACCTATCGGCTGAACAATACGCCGACACCGACGTCTCACTATACGCCTCCGGGACATGCCGAAGGTACCACATTCTCCGAACCGTTCTATCTTGCCGGTGAGGAAGGACCGGAGCTGATTAAGTCCGGCGGCGGTGATACCGTCTTCCCGCATTCCGAGACAGAGAAGATCTTGAATGCGCTCAATGATCCGTATGACAATCTGAACAGGGAAGTATCTCCTGATTCGGAAAGAAAACAGATCGGAGAGGAAGTTGGAATTGCAGATAATGCGACATCCGACAGCTTCTACCGGGAAGAGGGCGGCATCTATGATAATGACTTCCGGCATATTGAGAAGCTCATCGAGTCGCTCGATACACCTCGGGAGAATGTATCCTACGGAGACACATCAACGGTGGCCATCACGGATGAGAGCAACCGAAGCAGAAATACCTATATTAACGAATCATCTCAGACCAGCAGGAGCGAGAAAACCATCACTCTGAACATCAACGGATCCGGATCCATTCGGGTTGATCAGAATGCGGATAAGGAAGCCATCTGGGATGAGGTCAAGGATAAGATCCGGGATAATCTCTTTGAGATTCTTGTGGACGAAATCTACGAAGGCTCGGATCAGAGTTATGAATATTAAAGGAGGGCGGAACAATGGGAGCACAGATGTGGCTGTCATACGATTCGGACAAGAAGTCGATGCAGTTTCCGGTCCTTCCGGAAAAGGTCACAATTTCGCATGGATCGAAAGATGATAAGGTCTATGTCTACGGCATCGGCGGCACGCTTCTCAACAAGCTGCCGGATGCCAAAGTGATCAAGTTTGAAAGCTTTTTCCCGAAGACACGGTGTCAGGGATGTGTCCCGAACCCGATTGCTCCGAGGGATGCTTATAGCTTCCTAAGCGCCGTGCAGCACCTTCCGGGGTGCGCACGGTTCCTCTATTGCGGTGGCGCTACATCCCATGGTTTCAACTGCCGGATCTCTTATGAGGTTTGGGAGGAGGCCGGGGACATCGGCACCATCTATTACTCGATCACGATTACAAAGGTCAATTCCATCACTTTCAGGAAGATCAAGACACAGGCCTCCAGCGCTACGAAATCGACCACAACGACCACGACGGCAAAGAAGACATCCGAAACAACCGGACGGGCAAGCACGAACGTCAAATCGAGAACCTACACGGTGGTTAAGGGTGACTGCCTTTGGAACATAGCGAAGAAATACTATGGCAACGGAAGCCGGTACACGGATATCATAGCGGCGAATAAGAATGTGTTCTCCGGAAAGAGAGCCAATTCAACGGTGATCTATGTCGGTGATGTGCTTGTTATTCCGTAGGAGGTGGAGATATGGAAATGGGGAAGATGCAGCTCTATATCTTCAATGCCGATTACTCCTGCGACGTGACGAACATGGTGAAGCAGGTTGTGTGGACTGGGAAGAAATCCTCTGCTCCACGCTCACTTGAAATAACCATGGTGGACGATTACGACCAGAAAAGGCTTGATATGCGGATGGTTGATGGGTGGACCTGCCAGTTCTACTGGGACGGAGAAAAGCTCTTCGAGGGGATCCTGATGAAGCAGAATATTACGCAGGCCAAAGAAAACAAGCTGAAGGCGTATGACATCTGCGTCTTTCTTGCGAACAGCAAGGACAGCTTCTCGTACGAAGATCATTCTGTAACATTCGTGGTTCAGGACTGCATCAAAAGAGCAGGCCTCCTGACCGGAAAGATCGTATCGTGCAAGCATATCATTGACAGCTTGAAGAAAACGAAGACCACATATTACGACGCTATATGCGAGGCTATGTCCTTTGCATACAAGACATACGGAGAGCGATATTACATCCGGGCCAATGGTGGAAGGGTGGACTTCCTCCGGAGGAAAGAGGAAACAACGCAGTGGGTTATCGAGTATGGCAGAAACCTTACCGGTTACACCTACACGGATTCCATCGAGAAAATCAAAACGAGGTACCGGATCTACAACAAAGAAGGACGGCTGGTTAAGGAGTATGTTAATAAGTCGCTTGAACTGAAGATAGGAACTCTATCGGAGGTTGATATAGCCGACAAGGACTACACGGAAGCGAGCCTGAATCAGATGGTGAATAACATGATTGCAGAGAGCGGATATCCAACCAAGACGCTTTCAGTTAGTGCCATCGGGATTACATCCATCATGTCCGGCGGCTGTCTCTATGTCATCATACCGCATCTCGGCTTGAAGCAGACCTTCTATGTGGATGAGGACAAGCATACCTTCAAAGGAGAATCGCATACGATGTCCCTGAAACTCAATTTTGCAAAGGATATCGATGCTGCCGGATAGGAGATTATATGGACAATATCGAAGAAACGAGCATAAGCGGGTTGATATCGAGGATTGCACAGAAATCACGGACACCCGTGATGATCGAGACCGGCCAGGTCATTGACACGGATCCGCTCAAGATTGCACTGAAGAATGATCCTTCCGTCATTTTGGGAACGGTTGACCTTGTGGTACCGGAGTCCATGCGAAGGAAGACAGTCACTGTGGCTGGTGTAACTGTGACAATCCAGAAGGCGCTCGCTGTTGGCGATGAGGTTTTCATGCTGGTATATGCGAACGGCAAGAAGTTCCTCGTATTAGACAGAGTATAGGAGGGCGGTTATGGACCTTGCTGATACAAACCTTGTCCTCGGTGTGGATATCCTTGAAGAGGAAACGAGCGAGAGGACGAGAACATATAATATCGACTTCGATTCAGGCAGGATATACGGGTTCTGCGATGGGCTCGAGGCTTGTAAGCAGGCCATGACCAAGATCCTTCTGACGGAGCGTTTTAAGAACCTGATCTACTCGGAAGAGTACGGATCAGAAGTGCGGGATGCGTTCATGGCCAACGGCCTTACGGACGAGTTCCTGGATGTGGAGATACCTGCCCTTGTGGAGGAGGCTCTGATGCAGGATGTCCGTGTGCTGTCGGTTGATAACTTCAACATCCGGCGCACGAGCGATGAGGTTTATATCGAGTGCGATGTCGCTACGATATATGGAGATACAAGAGTAAAGGCGGTGGTTTGATGTACGAACTTGAGCAGAGCGAAGATTATTGGAAGGCCATAGCCGAGGAGATGGGCGAGGCTCTTGGAGTAGACACCCGTGAAGGCTCTGTGTACATGGATGCCGCAGCAGGACACATACTCCGGATCACGAAATTCTATAACGATCTGACACAGCTGCATTCGATGTACTCCGTGGATACAACCTACGGAGATATCCTGACGGAAGCAGCTGCCCGGGACGGAATTAACCGTATGCCGGCAACTCCGTCCTATTGGAATGCCGTCTTTGATGGCACGACACCTCCGACGGGAACGGTATTCATGTGCGGGGACTATTACTTCACATGGCAGAATGTCGGAGATATCACGCTTTTGGTGGCGCAGATTGCCGGAGCGGAAACAAATGATCTTGTTCCGGGAGCCCAGCTGGTTCCGATGGTGAATATCGAAGGTCTCAATTCTGCAACGCTCGGCAGCATGTATGAGGCCGGAGCAGATGAGGAGAGTGACGATGCACTCCGGACGAGATGGAGAGAGGCGAAAGCCGGACCTGCCGAGAATGGAAACAAGGCTCATTATAAAAAATGGTGCGAAGAAGTCCCTGGCATCGGTCGAGCGAGGATCCTTCCTCTTTGGGGAGGAGAGAACACGGTCAAGGCCGTACTCTTCGGAACGGATGGATTCAACATCAATTCCACCCTCGTCAAGACGGTGCAGGATTATGTGGATCCGATTGTGGACGGCTTCGATGTGGTTGTAGATGGCGTGACATACACCTTCGGAGACGGCATGGGTGAGGGTGTAGCAAACATGGGAGCACACTTCCTTGCGGTGTCCTCTGTGCCCTTTAATTTGACCGTCAGTGCCACTTTATCACTCAATGAGGGTTATACCATAGAACAGGCTACTGCGTCTGCTACAGCCGCAATAACAGCCTATCTGAAGAACCTGGCATTAAACACCGCAGACGAGTCCAACGAGGTGGTGCGTATCAGTATGATCGGCTCGATCCTCACAGAACTCGATGAGGTGCTGGACTACGACGACCTTCAGATCAACAATCAGACCTCAAATATCACGATTGCATCTGATTCAGTGGGCGTCCTTGCGGGGGTGATATTTAATGCTTGATCATGACGTATTCTACAACCGGGAACGAACCGGGTATCAGGAACTGAAAAGCTACATGCCGAAGTGGTGGCCGGAAATCAAGGAGATGGATGCGAACCTGAAGTTTGCAGGCCGGACGCTTGACGATGCTGCTAAAGACATGGAGCAGTTTGTTTTGAACTGGTTCTTCGACACAATGGACGAGGCGACGCTGACGATCTTTGAGAACTTTCTCGGGATCACCGGCTTCGGATCGAGAGATCTTCAGGACCGGAGGAACATGGCAAAGGCAACCTGGATCGGCGGTCAGAAGATGAGCCGCCCGAGGATAAAATCTCTCGTCCTTGCATATCTTGGATGTAATTGCACTGTGACCTTCACGCATGAGGTTACGATCCGTCCCGTTGTGACGGACCCGAACAGCACACTTTATCTCGGAGAATTGATAGATGTGTTATATAAGCAGATACCAGCTCATCTGGAGTGGTGGCTGCTTACGGCCATTGCCTACGGAGGCGGGGCAACTGTGACAAATGCTGTCCGCCACTGGGCATATCCTCACGAACTGTGCGGTACAAATCCCGATATCAGCACGTTGGGAGAGGCCTTTGAGGATGACATCCTCGTTGACGTTGATGTAGAGACCTACGGCTATCCGCATATCTCGGATTCCGATACACCTGCTGGTACAAATCCCGATATCAGCACGCAAGGATTGGTCCTTTCGGATGAGGTGGATGTGGCGGCTGTCGATAGCTCTAACACATACGATGTGCCGGAAGCACATCAGGACACCTAACAAGGAAGGAGGATATCCATGGGTTGGACTACTGACTTTCTCAACAAGCGCCGCCAGGCGTGGTTGAGAAGAATTACCAAAGCGCAGTATTACACCGGCGGCACCTGGAAAGATGGAGCGATTACTTTGAAACAGGTATCCGGAACGGACATGATCGTTCGCTTCGAGGCGGCAGATGGTGCAACTACTGCTATCACACAGATGCGATTGATTGACGAGGATGGAACGGTTGCCTACACGGTTAACACCAACATCCAGAGATCATCCAATCGGACGGGGGCACTCCTTGAAGTGACCTCTTCACTTACAGCAACATAAGGAGGATGGAACAATGGCGAATCTTGATCCTTTAATTTGGCAGGACGATGTCCGTTCTCCTGCGAATACGTTCACAGTTACGGACAACGCAGACAATACAAAGACGATTGAAAGGGCAGGCACTGTCATTCAGCAGGGCACTCAGCAGAGTGCCGAACATTTCAATCACATGGAAAATGTAGCATATGAAGCCCTTCAAATCGGAGGTGTTCTTGCTCAGGAGCTTCGTCAGCATCAGAGGAAGCTGGACGAAGTTCAGTCCGACTTGGAAAAACTGGATGATGAGATTATCGGACAGGTTAAGACAGTTAATCTGGTCAATACACTCGCATTCCCGTTCAACAATTCTAAGCAGACTGTAGCTATAACGACAAGAGCAAACACGGACTATCGTGTTCTGTTCGAAATCCAGGGAGCACCGACGAATGTAGGTGATATCTTCATAACCGATAAGACGATCAACACCTTCAAGATCGAGTACACAGGATCTGCCGCAGCCGTTACTGTGAAATGCTACATCACAGGAGGTAAGTCGATTTATGGCTAATATTATTATCAAATCCGAGGATCGTGTGCAGAAGGAAAGAGAGACGCTTGCTCATTATGGCGTCAATCCGGATCGTGCAACTTCTGAACAGAGGGAACTTGCTGCCGCAATCCATAACGGTGTAACAACAGCATTCAACGAATTAAGGAGGAGCGAAAGATGATTGTAATCGAGGTTAATGTCGGTCCGAAAATTGACTATGAAGTCAACAACACAAAGATCACATTTGACGATGAACTGATGCTCAATCTGAAAAAGTATGAGCAGGATGATCCGATTGAGATCGATATCTGCGCTGACAAGAATGGTAATCTCACCACAGCTATCGCATGGAGAACTGTGGCTCAGATCGAGATTCCGGCTCGTCAGTATGAGGAAGTTGAAGGGGAGAATGGTACTGAACTGCATCCGGTACCCTTCGATATGGATAGAGTGACATTGAAACTCTATTCGCTTGACTAATCAAAGGAGGTATTAAGACATGGGAAATTATGACGAGCTGGCGCTTGCGGTAGCTGCGTTGTCCGGAGGAAAGAACCGTGTACTTCTGGATGATATCGGAATGCCTGGTATCTATGTTTCTATCCCGAAGGGATACAACGGAGCAGTGATCAAAAATGGAGACAACTCGGTTGTTCATCCTGCTTTCAAGGTGAATGGAGTTGAGAAGGACGAGATTCTGATTTCCAAATATCAGAACTACGTCTACAACAACAGAGGCTATTCCCTGCCGAACTATCTTCCGAAGACATCGGTTAATCAGGGGAGTTCGAAAACATACTGCACAAATAAGGGCAAGGGTTTCCATCTGATGACCATGGCAGAGTGGGCATATGTCGCTCTTTGGAGCAGGAAGAACGGTACAATGCCGCATGGTAACAACAACTACGGCAAAGATAGTGCATATCCGTATGAGACTGGTACTCCGATAAGAAAGAGCGGCTCCACAGTTGAGCTTGTTGCTCCAGGATCCGGTCCGGCAACATGGTCTCATGACCATACAAATGCCGGCATCTTCGACCTGAATGGTAATATCTATGAGTGGCAGGATGGACTGCGTATTGTAGATGGCGAGATTCAGATCATCGCCAACAACGATGCAGCACAGGGAGCTGACTGCGATACCGGAGCAACTTCTACTCTCTGGAAGGCCATCATGCCGGATGGAACTCTTGTGGATCCCGGAACAGCAGGAGCGCTGCATTATGACTGGTTGAGCAGCAAGATTACGATTTCTACTTCCACAACCTATACCACGGACGAAGCGAAGAATACCGGTTACACATCTCTGGATGTCGCATCCGGAGTAAGTGTGCCGGAGCTGATCAAGGCCTTGACTTTGTATCCGGATGATCCTGGACAGGATTACGGTGGAGATCTGCGCTACATCAACTTCGTGGGCGAGCGTCTGCCGATTTGCGGGGGCAGCTGGAGCGACGCCGGGAGCGCCGGCGTGTTCTTCGTGGGCCTCGGCTTTCCCCGCTCGGTCGCCAGCGGCTACATCGGCTTCCGGTCCGCTTTTGTTGATCTGTAATCTGCTTATATGTGTTCTGCAGCTCCCTGCGATAGCAGGGAGCTAATTTTTGTGAGAATAACGGAATACGTTATTTTATAACATTTTTACTCAAATATAACAAACTGTGATATATTATGCCTACCACCGTTAGGAGGTAGGCATGGAAGAACTGAAAATCTTGCAAAAGACATTCGATATGATGGAGTATGCGTACCCTGCACTTGCACAGTATCCGAAGAGCGAGCGCTTTGCGCTCTGTGCGGATATTAAGAAGTGTATGGATTTAGTGCTTGAGAGGATCATCGAAGCGAATAAGAAGTATTTCAAAAAGACTACTTTGCAGGAACTCGATGTAGAACTCGAAAAGCTCCGGGCATACATACGACTGTCATATAAGCTGAAGTTTCTACCTCTGAAGAAGTATGACATTTGGTCAGGGATGGTGGATGAAATAGGGAAAATGCTTGGTGGTTGGATAAAATCTCAGCAAAAGTAACATCGGGATTCGGATTAAGTCTGCCGATTTGCGGGGGCAACTGGAACAACACCGGGAACGCCGGCGTGTTCTACGTGAACCTCAACAATCCCCGCTCGAACGCCAACAACAACATCGGCTTCCGGTCCGCTCTGCCACACATTATAAGTCAGATACAGAAAGCTCAAGGGCTTTCTGCCAGTACCTCGTGGCAAAGGATCCGATTCCCGTTCCCAAAAGGAAGAAAAACGTGTGGGTGAGAATGCCGGCAGTAGCTTCGGCGAACCCTGCAAAGATCCGTAAGGAATGATACGCCCATGATTAAGAATGTGTTTGAACGAATCACATCATTTGAGAATATCCTACAAGCTGCCAAGGATTGTAGTGAAGGCCGCCGGTACGAGAAAGAGCAACTTCACTTCTGGGAAAGAATGGAAGAAAATTGCCACTACATATCGGAGGCCATGCACTCCCTGAATCTTCCGCCGGACCACTATCGGTATTTTTATGTATGGGAACCGAAGCTCCGCAAGGTTATCTACTCTGATTTCACAACAAAGGTTATCGCTCGTGCAATCTACAATGTTCTGAATCCGGAGTTCTGCAAGCATTTCATTGAGGATTCGTATTCTTGCATTAAGGACAAAGGCCAGCTTGCAGCGATGCAACGGCTGAGCGGATGGATGAACTATGTAGGAAAGAGCGGAAAACAATGGTACTACCTAAAACTCGACATCGAGAAATTCTTCTACCGGATTGATCATCAGATAATGATGGATATCTTGAAGAAGAAAGTCGCCGATCAGAGAGTTTTGGAGATTCTCCGGCATTATTTGTGTGAAGCGTCCATGGCATTCGGGCTTCCTCTCGGAATAAAGAATCCTATGTTTGTGAAGCAAAACGAAATGTTATGGGATATCGGTATTTCCATCGGTGGTGGCCTTTCTCACATGTACGGAAATGTATATTTGAACGAGCTTGATCAGTTTTGTAAACGTGATCTGCGGGTGCATTATTACATCCGTTTCATGGATGATGTCATCATACTGGGTGACAGCAAACCGTATCTACATGATCTTCTTGCGACACTATCAGATTTTGTAGAAAACAGGCTGCATCTGCACTTCAATCAGAAGACGGCCATACGGCCGATCGGTCAAGGTGTGGAGTTTGTAGGATATATGATTAAGCCTGGAAATGTGAGACTCCGGAAGTCAACCTCTCTCCGGATGAAAAGGCGGTTGAAACATAAGATGGAACAGTACCGTGATTATCAGATTGACTTCGCCAAGGCAGATCAGACCGTGCAGAGTTACATTGCTATGATGTCACACTGCAACTGTGACGCTCTCCGGAAGAAGATCTTCGACAATCTTGTATTCACGCACAATAAGGAGCCATATGGAGAACCAGAACCTTTTGGAGCTGCTGGATATCTATGCAGCCATGATCGAGAAGCAGAACGAAACGATAGCGAGTTTGACGGAAATACTCAAAAAGCAGGCCACGGAGATCGAACAGCTCCGGATGCTTGCCAACCTTGAGGAATTGAAATAGCTTTTTTGGAAAGAGCCTTCGGGCTCTTTTTTCTTTTGTGGAGGTGCAAATGTACAATTTTTTGTTCAGATTAACAGAGTGGCTCCTGGGAGGGCCGGGATCTCTTGACCGTTTGGCTGATGCGATAGTAGGAGGCGATGTATAGATGACAGCTGGGGATATCTTTGCAACGATCGTCGTCGCTATTGCAGGAGGATCAGGCATTGTAGGTATCCTCTTTTTTTTCATCCGACGATACATCGAAAAGAGGCTCACGGCGAGGGAAACCGAAGATAAGAAGAAGAAAGAGCAAAGGCTGAAGAGGATCCAGCTTGAAGATGAGATGATGCACAGCCAGGGACGGCTCCTCTTCTGGATGTATAAGGCCATCATCACCGGACATCATAACGGGGATCTTGAACAGGCCTTTGAAGCATACCAAGCTGCCGAGAAGGCAAGAAAGGATCTTGATCGGGAAATACTCGCTGAAAATGAACTGGAATAGGGGGTGTCGCTTATGCCGCCTAACATGGATTTCCTCGACAGGCTCCGCCTGACGAGAGTGTATATTGTATCCAAGATTGACGAAACAACTGAAGAATTTGACCGTGAATGCTTATTCACGCTGAAAGCGCTGGTAGAACACACCATTTCGATGATTGAGTTCTGCCGGCTTTTTATTTTAAGGAGGTGACAGAATGAAACTGCCGAACAAAGTGTATGACTGGTTGAAGTGGATTGTACTCGTTTTCCTGCCTGCTCTAAATGTTCTGATCTTCACACTCGGACAGGTAATCGGGTTCGACAGCGCTGTCGTATGCGGAGTGATTTCCGCAATAACTGTATTCCTTGGTGCTCTGATCGGTGTATCAACGATCAATCACAACAAGGATGAATACGGAGGAGGTGAAGACGATGGCACGGCTTTTTAAGAGTTATGACGAGAAGAATCCTCCGATTCAGTGCTTCATGCACAATTCGACCTGGTACAAAGGAAGCGGATCATTTTCCCCCAAGGGCATTCTGATCCATGATACCGGCTGCTCAAACCCTTGGTTGTCCAGGTACTGTCAGCCGGACGATGACGCACCGAACCGTGACGAACTGATTAAGCTAATCGGAAAGAACCGGTACGGAAACGATTGGAACCATACGTCAAAACAGGCAGGCCTTAACTGCTGGATTGGAAAGTTGGATGACGGGAAAGTTACCACTCTTCAGACCGGACCTTGGACGAAAAGGCCATGGGGGTGTGGGACAAGATACAAGAACGGAGGTAGTCTCAACGACACCCACATTCAGTGGGAGATCTGCGAAGATGCAAAGAAGGACAAGGCCTACTTCGCTGACGTCTACGAGGAAACGATTGCCGTCTGTGCATATCTATGCAAGATGTTCAATATCGATCCGCACGGAACGTTCTACTACAAGGGCAAGAAGGTTCCTACGATCTGCTGCCACTGGGATGCCTATAATCTCGGATTCGGATCCGGCCACTCGGATATCTACGACTGGACCGTGATGTACGATTATCTCGGCATTCCGAAGAGCACGGTCAACATCAATGATCCGTACAACAACCTGATCATGCAGAGGATCCGGAATGATATTGTCAAGGCCATGGGCGGACAGCCTACTCCGACACCGGAGCCGAAGACGCTGGATGGATACACCGTAGGAAACGAGTATCAGATCCTTCCTTCTGACGGCCTGAAGGTTCGGACAGCTGCCACAAAATCTTCCGGCACGGTTGCAGTGATTACGAAGGGAACGAAGGTTGTATGCAAGGCTCTTACTCATGATGACAGTGGCAATACCTGGATGCGGATTGAGAGTCCTTATGCCGGATGGTGCGCCGGTATCTACAATGGCCTGAAGTATATCGGACCGGTTGGCTGGGATAAGCAGGGCAACAAGTGGTATTACTACAAGGAAACCGGAGCCATGGCCAAGAGCGAGTGGGTTAAGTACAAGTCCAAGTGGTACTACCTCGGAGCAGATGGTGTCATGGTTTACGGATGGCAGACCATCGGCGGGAAGAAATACTATTTCTACGAAGGCGTCAACGATGGCCATATGGCAGCGTCCGAATGGATCGACAGCCTCTGGTTGGAGAAGACAGGCGAGCAGAAGTACAAGTACAAGGGCTCATGGAAGCAGGACAGCAAGGGAAAGAAGTATGTGGATGAGTCCGGATGGTACGCCAAGAACTGCACCATGAAGATCGAGAAGAAGGAGTACAAATTCGACAAGAAAGGATATGTGGTTGAATAATCACAGATCCGTCGGTTGAAATGATCTCGGAATGGTGCTACAATATCCATACAACTGAATGGCGCCCTGGGAATTGAATCGCTTTCGTCCCGGGGCGCTTTTCATATGGTAACCTTCTCTTCATAGGAGTCACAGCAATGTGGCTCCTTCTTTTTTTGTGTGCAAAAAGCAGAAAAAATGAACAGAAATATGTGGAAAGTGAGCAAAAAACGGCATATTTGTGTGAAAAATGCTGCTTTTTGACCACATTTTGAAGAAAAGACAGCTATGAACCTACCACAATTTGAAGAGGTGATCCGAAAATGAAGGTGTTAGAATAGAATTACACCTGCTTTCGGATGGGGTGAGCATCACATATGGGCCGAAAGGAGGGTAAAAACTTCAAAATATGCCTGATATTATAACGCCCTGCGATAGAAACTAACGCTTGTCGTTGGAAAATAACATTTCCACACAAATCCCTCAGCAGGTGTTAAAATCTATCCGAAGGAGCGGTGGCGTATGATAAGGATTTTACTATCGTCAATCTTGGGAGAGAAGAGAATCAGCATGGCGGAACTTTCACGCATCACCAAGATCCGTCCGAACACAATCGGCGAAATGTACCACGAGTGCAGCGACAGGCTGAGCATTGAACACCTTGATCTGATCTGCAAGACGCTGGATATCCAGGTGGGAGACCTGCTCAGGTATGTCCCGGACGATTCTGATGAGGCGTTATCCAAACCGAAACGACCGAAGAGGGCTGACTCATAATCCCGACATCTCCGTGAGAGTGCTGCAACACTTTCCAAAGGAAAGGAGCTGACCGTGCGTGGCCAGCTCCTTTTTCTGTTGCCAAATCCCTCTGCGGGTGTTAATCCACGAGTCTGAATCGCTTCTTGGCCATGGTCCTGCACTCTTCGGCGTTATACCGGAGAGACCGGTTGAAGATATCCAAATCGAACCCGTTCTCCATATACCCTGTCCGGACCACATCCACATAGTATGAGGACGGCCTTCCCGGCTCAGCGGTCGGAGAGATGATGTAGATCATTCCCTCGAGGACACCTCTTCCGGTCTTAACCTTGACGGTGTCCTTGTAGTAGAACGTCGGATATCCCTCGTAGCGATCCAAGGAAGCTTCATCGCTCTTGGTGATTTCCCAGACTGCGACCGGAACGCTGGATCCCTTACACGGCTCCACTGATGCGTATGAGCCGGTCTTAGAGCCTCTGTACACGAGGCGGTAATCCTTCAGGCTTCCCCTCGCATAAACCCGTGCCGTAGGGCATCTCCGAGCCATCTGCTCGATGTGTAAGTTGCTTCCGTATGCGACATATAATCTCTTCATGTTCAAATCCTCCTTATTTCCACTTATCAACAATTTCATCGGATCCATCAACCACCTTGTATTCACCGGTGGCCATCAGCTGTCCATATCTGTATCCGTACACTGGCTCGAGATCGTACCGAACCATCGTCCAGAAGTCCCCCATTGCTCCGATGCAATAGCGGTATTTCAGCGTGTCGATGAACATCAGCTGGCGGATCATTTCTCTCCGGGTGTTCAGTTCCAGGTTATCAAACTGTTTCTGTGACAGTTTCAGACGTATTCTAATCTCTTTCATGCGTATCTCCTTTCCCCCGTCCTGCCGATAGGTCAGCCTGTATATGCTTATGCAGCTGCGCTGCGTGTTATTCTGGTGGAGAGGCCGGCGGCCTTCTTCAGAGGCTCCATCATCCAAAGACGGCAAGTGTCGAACTCTGCTCCGATGAGGCCGAGGCGGTGAGTGAGGAGGTTCCGCATGATCGTTACCTTCTTCTCTACTGTGTAGCCTGCCATGGAGTTGTAGCGAGTTACCTCGTCTGCGCTCTCGATAGCCCATCCGGATACTGCGAGACAAAACTGGATGTATGCCTTTACCTTTCCGGCGTGGAGAGTGGAGTTGAAAAGCCTGAACTCTACCGTTCCCTTGGAGAAGTAGCTGTGAAGGTTGAGACCGTGATATCTGGTCGGATTGTAGTGGTCGTGATTGATTCCGCCGTAGTAGTTGTCGTTTGCTCTGGAGTACCAGAGAGCTTCCAGGTTGGTTCCCTCACGATCCTGCCGGAATGCTTCGTGAAGCTCCTTGCTTACCTTATGACACCATCTGTTGGCCCGGTCGCCGATCTGAAGGCTGTCATATACGAGATCCTGACGATTTGCGAAGAACTCAACGAGCTTCTTCAGGGACTTTCCGTTGTGGTTAGCGCCGTCAACGTGGATGTGGATTCCGCAAGACCTGTGAGACTTAGCGCCTGCTGCCCGGAGGTTCCGGATGATGGTCTGAAGGGTTTCGATATCTTCGTAATTGAGGATCGGGGTTACCAGCTCAACCTTGTACTCGTCGATGAACTCACGGGAGTCGTCGTTTCTCTGCGGATCAATGGATGAATCTCTCATGATCTGCCACTTCCGGCCGTCCGGTGCGATGACCTTGCGGGTGTGATAGCAGGTGTTGTCCGGTCCGGTGATCCGTCCGTTGATGGTCTGTGCTACGATCTCGGCTGCCTTTGCTCTGGTGATGCCGGTCATTTCGATTTCTACTCCGTATCTCTGCTTCTTAATCATTGTGTTTTCCATAGCTCTTTTTCCTTTCTTTTTAGCTTATGTAGCGGTTTGGTAGTTGTTGAGGTGCTACATGTTGTGGTTTGTTGTTACTAACATATTACCATATGTACACTGTACGTCAATACCTTTTTTATAAAAAAGTGTATAAAATATACAGAAAAATGAAAGAAAATGCTTGAAAAGTGTAAACCTATCTGTTATAATAGCCTTAGAAACAGACGAGATGAAAACACTTAATAAGGAGGAAAACGGTATGAAGCAGTACGGAGCGAATAAAGCAACTGAGTTCAGCAAGAAGCAGATCAGCGTGATCTACGCAGCAGCTAAGCGTGGAGAGATCAAGATTGAGAAATGGGTTATCGGCGAGTTCTACGACCTGGCAGATTACTACGGATATGATGACAACAATTCCGTAGAAAGAGCAGAAACAGACATCCTCCGGATCCTCGAATCCGTTTTCGCAAATGATATGACAAAGGCGCAGGAGCTGATCGACGATTATACAGAGAAAACATGGAATCTGATGGGAAAGAAAGCCCAGAGCAAGGCAGACAGAAGCCTTGTAGCATAAAGGAGGTAGGAATATGAATACTGTTATCAGAGGAACTTACGGAAAGACCAGGAATTATGCAGAAATGGACCGTCTCCCGAATGTTGGAGACGAGTGGATAGGACGAGGATACGAGGATGCGAAGGTTGTGGCCATAGCAGAGATCAATGATGAGGTGGCAGAGACCACCAGCGGAGATCCGACAGCCGACTACACATTTTACCGGATCACGGTAGCGATGGGTGAGGATGAGTTTGTGGAATATGTGGCCATACCTGGAGGATATGCGACGGAGATAGAGAAAGCGCCGAAGCGTCATCTGTCTTACGTTCCTCTTTGGAAGACGCTGGTTGAGAAGAGGATCAAGAAATCAGACCTGATTAAAGATCACATCGTTGCTCCTGGGACGCTTGGGAAGATGGTTAACGATGAACCGGTCAGCGTGGCCAGTCTGATGAAGATATGTGATGCCCTTGATGTTGACCTTCCTGATGTGGTAGAATACACCATGAAATAAGAAGCTCTCCGTGAGACTATCGTGAGATCATTCTGAGATCATTTTGAGATCAAAATAAAAAGCTGTTTCACGGAATGAACGGAAACAGCGGAAAACACGGTACAAAAACGGAATAAACGGACATGATAACACGAAACGGACACTCGCAACCGTTGAATATGAGTAGGAACAAATTTCACAACTTCCCTTATTTTATGCGGATCCCCGGACTTTGAACTGGTTCCGTGAGATCATTTTGAGATCAAAATTCAATTTTTCTTGCAAAAATGGAGATTTCGGACGAGTCAATCGTCGCCCGAAATCTCCATTTCAATTTCTTCTTTTGATGGCTCCTGGATGGCGTTCAGCCGATCTGCGAGAGCCATATCTTTATTCGGATAGAGGTGCGCATACACATCCCAGGTCATCTTGATCGAGCTGTGGCCGAGGCGCTTCGATATCTCCATTATATCAAATCCCATCTCGATCAGAAGCGAAGCGTGAGAGTGCCGGAGGTCATGCACTCTGATTTTGGGGAGGCCCGCTTCTTCTACATGCTTCTGGAGTTCTCTTTGGACGGCCGACTTCTGAAAATAGAAGATCCTGTCCTTCGGCTTGAATCCGTACAGCTGGGAAGTGTACGCCCGAAACTCATCGTAGAGGAAATCCGGAATGGAAATGGTGCGGTTGCTCGACTCGTTCTTCGGAGTCAGGATCAGCTCCTTTCCTTTCAGAACGGCGAAGTTCTTATTGACGGAGATCCTTTTATCCGGGAGGATATCCTCCAATGTGAGTGCAAGGGCTTCACCACATCGGAGGCCGGTATAAAAGAGGGTGTTGAAGAAGAGGTGAAACGCAGGTTTTTCCACATGAGCGATGAACTGATCGAACTGATCCTTAGTCCAGAAGACGAGATCGGTCCTCCGTGATGCCCCGATTGACTGTGCCTGCCTGCATGGGTTGACGGCAAGGCCATAGGTTCTCACGGCAAAGTTGAAGATTGCTGAAAGAGAGGCGTGCAGCTTCCGGAGATATGTCTGTGTGTACGCCTTTCCGTTCTCGTCCCGGTATGCAATTTGGGCGTTCTGCCACTCGATGATATCAGAGGCAGTGATCTCATTGAGCTTCTTGCGCTCAAAATACGGCAGGATCCTCGATTTGATGATATAGGTATTGCCGTTTATGGTCGTAGGTTTAAGCCTCGAGCTTTGGTACTCGAGATACTTATCCACTAAAACGGCAAACTTCATGTCCGGAGTCCTCTTCAGTGATTCCAGGAACTCCCTTTCTGCCTTTTGGGCTTCGGCCTTCGTCGCAAATCCACGGCGTGTAGTGTGGACGCTCCGGCCAGTCCAATCTTTATAACGAAAGGATACATACCAGTATCCTCTTTCTACGTCCTTATATGCTGGCATCATACGGACCTCGATTCTTTTATTTCAGCTGCGGCGTGACTCCCTGCACGGCCTGCTCCATCGTCCAGTCTGCTGATCCGGATCCGGATGCTGCGGACTTGGTTCGGAAGAACCATACGGTATGAAGGTAGTAACTATCGTCTGTCACATATTCAAAGATTTCCCGTGCTTCCTTTGCAGAAGGCTTACTCTCGACATACACTCGGTAGGCCTTGCATTTCTTTCCGTCCCGGGCGTATTCGGAAGAGGAAACCACCTCAAAAGAGAGGTCCGGTTTCTTCTTGCCTCCGCTTATGGATTTAATTATGAAGAAAGCGACGAATCCGGCGGCGGCAACAATGAAGATGATTAAGCATATCTTCTTGGTCTTGTTGACGCTCTGGATATTCTTTTCCACCTCTTCCGGAGAAAGTTTTCCCATTGTGACCTCCAATACATAGACCTGCTGCAACAGGTCAGTTATCTTGCTTCCAGCCTCGGTACCACTCGAGGCTGATTATTTTCCAACCGCCTTCCTTTGCGGAGGAACACTTGTATTCGGCTGATCTTCAAATCTCTGTAATCTCAACACTTCTTTTGATTTCCCTTTAACAATGTCCTTGCTGTCCCGGTTCATCTTTCGGAAGTTATCGAGAAGCTCCTTCTCTTCGGGATCTATCGTAGTAAGGATCCCTGGGAAGTAGTCTTCGAGACGTCCGTAGGTATCATTCATGATTCCGGACGATAGGAAATCCCTTCTCATTAAGATAAGGAGATATTCCTCCATGTTCGGCTCGATCCCCGGCGAGATAGCGTTCGGACTCGTCCAGTATCTCTCTGATACCTCGAAGTATTCAGAGAGTGCTTTGTAGAAATCGGGGTAATCGTCGGATTTATCTGTCAACCAATCCATGATCTTCTTTTCGTCAACTCCGAGAACAGATGCGAGATCCGCTATCTTCGTTCCGGAGAAATCAATCTGGTTAGCCAGCTTGTTCGGGAATGTTACCGCCTTTTCGTCGGCCCCCTCATAGCCGAGCAGTGCTGCAACAGCTGTCGCATTGTAATTCCCTCTGTCGAGCAGGTAGTCGATAGAAACCCGGAAATAGTCGGCGTACTTGATCAAGGTTTCGACATTCGGCTCAACATCCCCTGATTCATATTTGGAAATGTTAGATTTCGAGATGTCGAATATTTCTGCCATCTCTTTCTGGGTAAGTCCTTTGGACTCTCTGCATTTTCTGAGATTCGTTCCAAGGCTCATATAATCACCTCCTGATGTGATTGTAAGGTTTCAAAAAATGAATTTCAATAGGTGTTTCAAAAATTGAAAGATAACGCTTGACAAATTCATTAAATGAAACTATTATTATAGTGCGAGGTTCAATTTTTGAAACGAAAGGAGGAACACGATGGCGTTAACAATCAGACAATTCAGGGAAAGTATAAATGCTACACAGGACGAATTTGCCCGAATTATAGGCGTTTCCAAGGTTAATTACAGCAAGAAGGAGAACGGCCAGGTTAAGTTCTCGTTGAACGAGGCCTACAAGTTTGCGGTTCACTTTAAGAAACCCATAGAGGAAATTTTCGGTAGCGCTGAATTTTCATCCGATGAACCTGCGGAGAAGGCGGTGATCTGATGGGGTTAAGGGAATATCGAAAGAGTAAGGGGATTACTCAAAAGCTTCTTGCGGAGAAAGTCGGAGTGAAGCAGGTCACGATATCACAGTATGAAAGCGGAGTTCGGACACCGGATCTCAAGATGGCGAAGAAACTTGCAGATGCGCTGGAGATAACGCTCGACGGTTTCTATCAGCTGATCGTTTCCATTTTGGAAACTCCACTTTGAGCGTAACACAGATCGGAGGAAACGAAAATGTCAAATTTAAGTGAGAAGACCGCATCCAACGTGTTTTATTTGGCACGAATGAGGGCGGCAAAACACAACGAGGCCTTGAGCAGCCGGGAAGGCGCTGCGGACATCATGGCCATAGACCGGGGACGGCTTTACAGAATTGAAAGTGATGTGGCTGATCCTTATCCGGAAGAGGTTCGGATGATGGCTGACCTCTACAACGAACCGGAGCTCTGCAATCACTATTGCAGAAAGTGCTGTCCTCTCGGGAGGCATGTTCCCGAGGTGAAATCGGACAACCTGGACCGGATCACATTGAAGGCCATGTACACGCTGAAGGACGTCTACAAGACGAGAGATTTGTTGCTTGAGATCGCACAGGACGGTGTGATCGATGAATCGGAGAAGAAGGACATGGAAACAGTCCTCGGAAGCCTGGATGACATTGTTCAGCTGGCGGAAGAACTCCGAGCGTGGGTGAAGAAGAACTTATAGGAGGGCAGATATGGATGATCTTAACAACAAGCCGGGAGTGATCCGGGTAATTGAATCGAAGCCATACTACGATGCAGCTGATGTGATGGGGCTCCTCGGAATCGGCAAGACCAAGGCTTACGAGATCATCAAAGGGCTTCGGGATCAGCTGATCGCCGAAAAGAAGATCAACAGTATGTATCCATATGGAAAGGTGCCGAAGGATTTCTTCGACAAGCAATTCTGCACAGGAAGGAAGTGATAAGGAATGTTCTACAAGGTATGTCCGTACTGCCAGTGCAATCTGGATCCGGGCGAGCGGTGTGAGTGCCGTGACGAGGCGGAGGCAAGACGGAAAGAGCAGACTGAGGTGCTCGACTATACCAATCCTCAGGTAAGGTTCAGATTTGACGAGATGCAAGAATGGAGGAAAACGGGATGAGTAAGAGAAAGAAACTCAGAGCCGCAAGGTTCAGAAAGACGATGTTCGCAATAGCGGTCCTGCTTGCCGGGATCCTGCTGCTCGGGTCGTGTGGAGCGCTTGACTGCGACACAATCACATTCGGAGTCGGATGTTGGCAGATCCTTTGGAGCATGATCCTTGGCATGTTCGGCTGGTATGGACTGGTGGTCGAGGAGAACAGCGCTGCAAGGCGAGCAATCAGAAGATCATCATTAAAGGAGGAAAGACATGTTGCAGCAGATCATTGAGCCGGAAGTATATGACAAGGTACTCGAGGCGGCAAAAAGAAAGCAGGCGCTCCACATCAGCCTCGGATATGAAGGAGCTGATAGTGAGAGCTACCTGGAAGAAATGATCGAGGATCAGTACAAGGCTATGGCCTTCTCGAAGATCACGATCGGAATGTGTTTAGCACTGGCGGAAATGGAAAAAGAGCACCCGGAAAACTTCCAAAGTGCCCTCAACAACTAAATCCATTGTACGCCTTCGCTCGCTCAAAAGCAAGAAATATTTTAGAACGGAGGAAAATTGCATGAATGAGCTAAGTATCGTTAATCAGTATCCACCCGAGAAGTACAACCTTCTGGGTAACACAATGGTTGTAACAGAAGTACCGGAAATCATGTCACCTGTTATGCAGGCTGTCCAGATTGATCCGAATCCGGATCACGGCGATGTCTACATCCAGCAGAAGGCAAAGAACGGCTACACCGACAAGGGCGGAAAGAGCCATCCGCCTACACCAAATCTTTATGCGCTCACCAAGAACGGTCTCAAAAAGCTGGCCGATGGAGCAGGTATCAAGATGATCAAGTCAGAACATGTTCTTCCTGCCAGCTGTCAGAAATGCGCCGCCGTCAACGGAAACCTTGGAAAGGTTCTTCCGTGTGGCATGTGCGGTAATCGTGATATCGCCTTCAGAGTAACCATATCGGTTCCTCAGCTTACCGGCGAGGTTCTCTATGTGACAGATACAAATGAAATAAATGTGGAACATCAGACTGCGGACATGTCCGAAAAGCAGAAAGCAGAGTTTCTTCGATTCATGCCTCAGATCTGCGAGGCCAAGGCCATGAACGGAGCAATCAGAACAGCTCTCCATCTGAAGGGAACATACACCCTCGAAGAACTGAAGAAGCCTTTCGTGGTGGCCTATCTGGTTCCGAATATGAACAATCCGGAAGTGAAGCAGGCAGCTATCACCAACATGTTTGAGTCAAATAAGCGGTTGTTCGGCGGCGAGTCCCCGGCGGTTCAGGCAACTCCGGTCCTTGGAGTATCCACGGAGCCGATGGGAGAGATTCCGGAAAGCGCTGCACACTTTATTGACGAACCGGTTGACGAACCGGTTGTCGAATCAGTTGTCGAACCGGTCATCGAAGAACCGGCCCCGGTTCAGCAGGCGACGCAACCGTCCATGGATGATGATGCGCCTCTGATATGCGAGAAGTGTGGCACTGACATCAACCAGAAGGTCTTCAACTTTTCGGTCGAACGCTACGGAAGACCTCTCTGCTATAAGTGCCAGAGATCATAAGAAAGGAGAACAATATGAGGATTTTACACACAGCAGACTGGCACCTCGGAGAAAGGAAGGGGCCGGTCAAGGATGGAGTCAACCTTCGGGGACAGGACACCATCGACAGGATCAGAGAAATCATTGAGTATGCGAAGATCAACCACCCGGACATCGTCCTGATGTCCGGGGATGTAATCGACAAGCCGGATGTGTACGGCAAGAGGGCGTTGAAGGACGAGGTGGATGCGGAGGAATTGCTCTACGAGCTGTCCTGCTACACCAACCATCTGGTCGTGATCCGTGGAACGCCGAACCATGACGGAGCGGAGGCCTTTTGGGCGCTGCATGAACATTTCAAAAAGTTCGACAACGTGGATATCGTGTCAGAGCCTTTGGTGATCCATACTCCGGAGCTCGACATTGCCTGTCTTCCCGGTTTTGATCGTGGAGTCTTCCGGGCGGCATATCCCGACATTCCGAAGGAAAAGGAAGCAGAAGTCTTCTCCGAAGAGCTGGACAAGATCGTGTACGGCCTGAAAGCGCAGTGCACAGGAAAGGTACCTGCGGTGCTGATGGCTCACTACTATGTACCGGGAACGGACACGGGAACCGGAAGCAGCTTCATACAGAAGTTTGAACCGGTCCTTTCTCCCAAGGCTCTGAATGCTTGCGAGTTTGATCTGGTTGCCCTTGGTCATATCCACCGGCCCCAGGAAGTAGCCACGGTTCCGAACTGCTTCTATTCCGGAGCGGTCAATCGGTTCACATTCAACGACGAAGGGTTCCCGAGAGGCTTCTACATGCACACCTTCGAGGGAGGAAAGCTGACAGACAGCCATCTGGTACCGGTGGAAGCACGGACATTCAAGACAATCACTCTCGATAATGATGATATCGGAGCAATAAACGCAGGGCTGTATGACATGGCAGCCTATCGGTGGAAAGGGCAGATCGACGGTGCAATCATCCGGGTACGGTACAGTTGCACAACCGCATTCCATAAGGCACTGAATCATGCGCTCCTCGAGAAGAGGCTCTATGAGGACGGCGCCTTCTATGTAACCGAGATCCTGCCGGAGGAGATCTTTGAGGAAGTGGATAAAAAGTCCATTGAGAAAGAGTCCGATCCGGAGGCAAACCTGATCGAGTACCTGAAGCGTAAGGAAGTGCCGGATGAAGATATCGAACGCCTGGTTCTTTTGGCAAAACCGATAATCACGAAGGCAATGACGGATGTTACCGCCTCGGCCATGACAGGTACTTTCGTTCCGATCAGCGTGGAAGTAACCAACTATCGTAACTACGCACATGAGGTCTTCGACTTCACCAATATAAGTTTCTGCACAATCAACGGGCAGAACGGAGCAGGAAAGAGCTCACTCTTCATGGATGCACTTATCGATGCGCTCTACGAAGAGCCGAGAGAAGGCGGAAATCTGAGCGATGCCAGCTGGATCCGGAATGCTGACGATGCCAAGTCCGGGACAATCATCTTCACCTTCGGCATCGGAGAAAAGATCTTCCGGGTAACACGGAAGAGGTTGAAGAGCGGAACGCTCACACTCAACCTTGCAGAGCAGATCAACGGGGAATGGGTGAACCGATCGAGCGAGAGAGCTCCGGAGACACAGAAGAAGATCCTCCAGATCCTCGGCATGGACAGTATGACATTCAAATCATGCGCTCTGATCATGCAGGACCAGTACGGGCTCTTTTTACAAGCATCCAAAGATGACCGCATGACGATACTTTCCAACCTGCTCGGCCTCGGGATCTACGATGCCATGTCGAAGATTTCCGATGAAAAGAGGAAGGATGCGAGGGTTAAGAAAGATGATGCGAAGAAAGAAATCGAAGTCTATGAAGACCATATCAAGTCTTTCGGGAATCCTGAAGAGGAAATCGAAGGTGAGAAAATCTACCTGGAGGATGCCCAAGAAACCGTGGAGAAGCTCACGGCGGAATGGCAGGCTAAGAGCGTCGAACTTAGAACCCTCTCAGATGCGCAGGAGCGAGCTTTGAAGCTGTCAGAGTCTATTAAGACCTTGACGACAAAAAAGGCCGGTGCAGAGGCACAGAGAGACGCACAGCTGGCGATTATGGCAGAGTGCGACATACTGCTGAAAGACAAGGAAACCATCACGGCGAATGCGGAACAGTATCGTGCACTGAAAGACAAGGAAGCAGAGCTGATCGAGGCCAAAACGCTGTATCTCACCAAGAAATCCGCTCTCGCAACCAATGAGGCGGAGGCGGCCAAGATACAGAAGGACATCATGGCAGCGTCAGTAGAGATAGAACAGGCAGAAGCACGGCTTCTTGTCCTGAAGGACAACTCCGGAGATGCGGAGATTGAGGCCAAAGCGAAAGAATATGACGAGAAGGTGACACTCTATGACGAGATGAAGAACCTTCAGATCAAGTACCAGATGAAGAAGAACGAGCTTGCCGGAGCAAATGCGAACCTCAAGAGCGTTGTTGCTGACAGATTATCCGCCATCAAAGCGCTGGATGCAGAGCAGGCAGTGCTCGAGAAGAAGACAGAACTCCTTGCATCGTCCGGATGCGTGGACGTCGAAAACGCCAACTGTAAGTTCCTCCAGGATGCGAAAGCAGCGAAGGAACAGTTGGAGAAGATCCCGGAGCGCAGGAAGGCGATTGAGGAGAGTTACGAAGGAACCATTAAGGGGTATGAAGGTGCTGTACAGAAGCTCGAATCCGAAGCCGAGTCACTTGGATATCATCAGGATGCCATGGAGATCATTCAGCGCCAGCTGATCGAGCTGAAAATCTATAAGGATAAGGTTGCGGAACTTCAAAAGAAGGCAGTCGAAATTAGCGCCATAGAGGCCTCTTTAGAGGCTAAGGGTATAAACATATCAAACCTCGAAGAAAGGCTGCTGACGGTCAAAGGAGAGGGCGCACAGCTGGCCTCAGAAGTGGAACAGTACAAGGCTGCGTATGAGGAAAGCATTTCCTTGCAGAGCAGAATTGTAGCCCTGAAGGTATGGGCGGATAAGGAAGCGCAGATCCCGGTAATGGAAGTGAAAAAGGACACCGCTGTCGAGCGTTACGGCGAGTTCGATCTGAAGATCCGAGAGATTGAAGCCGATACTGAAGAGAAGACCAAAGAGTATGATGCGGAAATCTTCAAGACAGCTGGTATTGAGGAGAAAAAGGCGGAGGTTGGCCTGCTCGAGTACAACATCACAGAAAAGAAGCGAATGATCGATGTGATCAACACCAGGATCGGCGCTCTTCAACAGAAGATTGACGATAAGGCTGCCAAGATGAAGCAGATCGAAGATCTCCGCAAGGTGGTTGATGGCTTTTCGGCACAGACAGCCGATTATGAAACGCTCAAAAAGTCGTTCTCGCAGGATGGCATCCCGCACCAGATCATTCTCAGCGTACTGCCGAAGTTGATTGAGACAGCGAACACGATCCTCGGACAGATGACCGGAGGAAAGATGGGAGTGGACTTCAAGACCGAGACTATCAATACGCAGAAGAAAGAGAAGGTTGCTCTGGATGTCCTGATCAATGAGTACGGAAAAGGAACGCTCCCGTACCTGTCGAAATCCGGAGGCGAGAAGGTCAAGGCATCGCTCGCAGTGATCCTGGCTCTTGCCGAGATCAAATCGAGCACAGCAGGAATGCAGCTCGGAATGCTCTTTATCGACGAGCCGCCATTCCTCGATGATTCCGGTGTTCAGGCGTATTGCGATGCGCTTGTAACCATACAGAGGCGGTACCAGAGCCTCAAGATCATGGCTATAACCCATGATCCGACAATGAAAGCCCGGTTTCCGCAGTCCATTGACGTCGTTAAGACAGAAAATGGAAGCAGGATCATGTATATCTGAAATCTGACAATCTGAAAATCTGTAAGGCCGTCCCAACGGGCGGGGCGGCCGTTTAGAAAGGGGGTGAACCTTTGGCGATTTATAGGAAGCTCCAGACCACATTTTGGACTGACACTAAGGTCGTTGACGATTTCACGCCGGAGGATAGGTATTTCTACATCTACCTGCTTACCAATCCTCACACAAATCTCTGCGGATGCTACGAAATCAGCATGAAGCAGATGGCTGATGAAACCGGGTATAGCAAGGAGACGATCCAGAAGCTTCTCGGAAGGATGTCAAAAATCCATAAGACGGCATTCTATGACGAGCAGACGAGAGAGGTGCTTGTGATCAACTGGCACAAGTACAACTGGACATCATCACCGAAATTCAGAAAACCGGTCGGTTTGGAAATCGAAAAGGTCAAAAACGCTGATTTTAAGCGGTTTCTGACCGAATCATTTAATAACACGGATACCGTATCGATACCGTATCCATACCCTATGGATACAACTGTTACTGTTACTGTTACTGATACTGTTTCTGATACTGCTTCTGTTAATACAAATGGTGGTGAAAAATCGAAGGCAAAACGAAACGATTATCCGGAGAAGTTTGAACAGTTCTATCAGGCCTATCCACGGAAGAAAGAGAAGGCCGGCGCCTATAAGTGCTATCAGGCGAGGGTGAAAGATGGATGGACCGAAGACGAGCTGATCAAGGCTGCAAAGGTGTATGCGGAAGAGTGTGTAAGAGATCATCGCCCGGAGAAGTACATCAAGCTTCCGGCGACGTTCCTCGGACCGAGTACACCGTTCACGGATTATTTGGAAAAGCCAGGGCAATCGGTCACGGCGAGCGGATACAGTCAAGAGCTGCTCGACCGTTTGGTAAACGAACGAAGGGAGGATCTGGGTGAATGAAATCGAAGAGATGCTCCAAAAAATGAAGGAGCTGAGAGATAAGGCGAGATCAAACCCGGTAAAGGAACCGGAATATGAATGTCCTGATTGTAAAGACTCCGGCATCTATTCATACATCGGAGAGGATGGACATGAGTATGCAAGGATGTGTAAGTGCCGGGAAATGAAAATGGCAAAGCAGATCATGGAAAGGAGCGGCATAGCTCCAGAAATGAGAGAGATTGGATTTAAGCAGTACATCACAGGGAGCAACGGCTATCTGATCAACGGAAAAACGAGGGCATTCAACTACTTCAAAGACTTCCAAAAGATAGAGAAGTCGAGAAACAATTCGATCCTATTGTGCGGACAGGTTGGGGCCGGAAAGACGCACCTCGGGATAGCAATATCAAATAACCTGATGGAACTTAGGATCCCGGTGGTCTACATGCCATACAGAAATGTTGTTACGCAACTGAAACAGAAGATCACTGACGAGGAAGCCTACGAAACGGAGATCACGAAGTACAAGGAAGCGAGGGTGCTATTCATTGACGATATGTTGAAAGGCCGGATCACGGAGTCGGATGTAAATATCATGTTCGACATTGTGAACCACCGGTATCTGAATTTTCTTCCGATGATTGTCACGACCGAGAAGGCGGTTGACGAGCTGCTGGCCTTCGACGAGGCAATCGGTTCCAGGATCCTCGAGATGTGCAAAGGCAATGTGGTGTACTTCGAAAGAGGAAAGGGTCTGAATTACAGACTTAGGTGATCGCATGAGAGTTTACAGAGGAAGCACCGAACGAGAAAAGGAATGGATTGACACGTTCAACAGTCTCGATCCATCAAGAAGTGGATGGCAGATATGGGCGGATGTGATCTCGGCCATGGCCATAGCATTGGCTAATGTGAATGATCCGGATGAAAAGCGGAAGGAGCGACGGGAGAAAGAGTATGAACGCTGCATGAAGAACCTCGATCTTCAGAAGATGGGAAAGCTCCTGGCTATCATCACGGAAGCGCTGGAGGAAAAGACAGAGGATTTCCTCGGAAAGATGTATATGGCTCTCGGAATGGGAAGCCATTGGACGGGACAGTTCTTTACCCCGGCAAATATCTCCCGGATGATGGCCGAGGTAACGATCGACCCGGAAGTCTGCAAGAGGAAGATCGAAGATCATGGATACATTTCGATGACGGATCCGACATGCGGGGCAGGCGTCAACCTGATTGCAGCATGTGAGGCTTTATTCAATAACGGGATCAATTATCAACAGCATGTCTTTGTGACAGGGCAGGATATCGACAGGGTTGTAGCGCAGATGTGTTTCATCCAGCTGTCATTGCTCGGATGCGCAGGATATGTCTGTGTGGCAGATACACTCTGCAATCCGGTGACCGGACTAAGCGAACTGGTACCTAATGAGAAAGAAGGGCAGGACTTCTGGTACACACCAATGTACTGGACGGACACCTGGCAGATGCGGATCCTATTACAACGACTTGGCGGCGGTCGGAAAACGCAGCCGGAAAAAGAGCACTACACATTCTACTTTGATTTCAGAGAGGAGAACGAAGATGGAAGAAACGACCAAAATGGAGGAACAGAAGATCGAGCCTGCTGAAACGGTGCCCGCACAGGTTATCACAATGGAAGCTTGCGAAGAGGTTTTTGAGAAAAGGTTTGAAAAAGCGGAGCAGAAGTACCGGATATTCTTTACCGGTGCCCACAAGGACTGGCTCCTTAACCGGCTGAAAGAGTCTGAGGCTCTTCGAGAAGACTTCATGCAGGAACACAAGGATTTCAACAAATGCGGAAACTATCTGTATGACAAGGCGAGGAAGGTCGCCGGCCGGGGATCCGGAGTGGCGGTTGAAGATCATACAGTCTATGAGTGGATAGAGGATTACTTCCACAAGGACGATAAGGCCGAAGAGGAAGAGAAGAAAAAGAAGGCAGCCGAGGCGAAGAAAAAGGCGGCAGAGAAGAAGAAAGAAGCGGTTCCGTTTAAGCCGTATGAGAAAAACAAGGCTATCGAAAAGGCTACGAAGAAAGAGGATCCGAAACCGGAGAAGCCGAAAGAGAAGGATCCGGTGAAAAAGCTGGAGGATATCACCGGCGTTAAGCCAAAACCGAAGTCAAAGTCAAAAGAGGCTGAAGGTCAGATGTCAATGTTTGACTTCCTCGGATAGGAGGCGGACATGGACAAGAAAGCGTTAAGAGCCATTCCGAGGCCTGTCACTACAAAAAAGGTGCAGGATATGGCTGCACTCATTCGGAAAAGCAAAGAAAAAAATTACATCGTTACATCGGATCTGTCAGATGGGATGCTGATTATCAATATCTTTGACGTCTGCAATCGGAAAGCAGTTCCGCTCATGAGAAGCTTCTTCGACCAAGATGATTACATCACGCAGGATCTCATGGTTGAGAAAACCGTTTGGAAGACAGGTGCTCTCGAAAACCTGCTTGAATGGAACTGGAAGACAAATGTGTATATCTTTCCGGCGACAAAGAAAGACATGAACGTCATCAAAAAGTGGTGCAAGGCATACTGCGATAAGCGGAAAATCCATATCTTCGGACATGATATTGAAAATCATATCGACAGGTATCAGGAAGATATCCGGCAAAGGCGGTTAAAAAAGAAACATGACATAGAGAGACAGTTCATCGACGGAAGAATGAACCTTTTCAGCGAGGAACCTGAACAAGATGCCTTCCGGGAGTTTGTGGAAAAAGAAGCAATGTTCTATCACAACTTCGTGTTCTATGACTGGAAGAAGAAATGGGCGTACTGCACCAGATGCAAACATGAGCTGACGCTCTCGAAGGATAAGTGCCAGGTCAAGGGGATGGAGTTCATCGAAATACAGACGATGAAGCCGAAGCACAACAAGCCGTTCACATGTCCGTTCTGCGCCGGAGAAGAAATGAGGAGGCATGTTCCAGGAAAACCGATTCAGTCATCTTTGGCAAAGTCAATCGGAATGAGCCGGAGCGCATTGGTCGAATATCAATGGGTGGTTGTTCCGCAGACAGTTGTTGACGCAGATGGCGAGAATGTAATCACAATCCGATATGTGAGCACGATCAAGGATTATCGAAAGGATATCTTCAAACCAGATATTTCATTCTTTGAGAGATATCGAACCATTCAAAAGGCGGAGCGAAGCGAGGCTTATGAGTGGGAATACGACATCAAAACCAAAATGGTCTGCTGGATCAATGAAAAGAAAAGGCCGGCATTTTGGAATCCGTCGGAGTATTGGTACCCGAGTAGTGGAACCATACCATATATGCCTGATCCACAGTTCTACAAGGACACATGGGCCAAGTATTGCTGCATAGAAGAGTTCAAGGAGATGTACGAGAAGGAAACCAGAAAAGACGTAAGCCCCTGGTTCATGGATCAGTATCTCAATTTCTTCAGGAAGAACCCGTACATCGAGAAAGTGATCAAACTTGGGTGGGGAAAGCTTACGGAACAGATTGTAAACGGAATAGGTGATTACTGGCGGCGCCTACAGGTCAAGGATATGTTGAACACGGAGGCAAAAACTCTTCCGGAGCTGCTGGGACTGAATCGGAACAACTTCCGGATGCTCAGAGAAGCGTCGAAGAATCCGAGTTGGAAAGATGTGGATGTACTCAGGTATGCACAGCAGATCGGAGAGACGATGACACCGGATGAATATGACAAGGTTAGGTTTTTCCACGATAACGGATATGAGGATCAATGGAAAAGGCTACTCGACTATAAACATTGTTCGACGATCCATAAGCTGACTAAGTATATCGGGAAACTGAAATATGACAATAGCAACGACTACTTTGACTATCTGGAGTGGACTTCGAAACTTGGGTATGACATGAATAACGATTTCAACCTTTTTCCGAAGGATTTTCAGAAGGCCCATGATGAACGCTCAAAGGAGTATCAGAAGAACAAGAGCCGGATCCAGAGGGAGGCTATCAAGGAGTTCAATAAGCTGCTAAAGAGGTACAGGCAGGAGACGCTGGATGTTGAGGCGCTGAACATGAGCATTGACGGATTGTTCATCCGGATGCCGGCCAACCTGAACGAACTGACAAAAGAAGGGGAAACTCTTCATCATTGTGTCGGCAATTACAAAGAGCGGGTGATGCAGGGAAAAACAACGATCATGTTCATCCGGAAGATCTCTGCACCCAATATTCCATATTACACACTCGAATGGAGGAACGGTGCGGTGGTTCAGTGCAGAGGTTTCAAAAACTGCGATATGACACCGGAGGTTAAGGCTTTCGTAGAGATCTTCAAGGTAAAGATGGCAGATTATGAAAGAAAAATGATGAAGGTAAGGAGTGCGAGCTGATGGAAGGAAGAAATCGAATATATAACTACCTCGGAAAGATAAATGATGATGATCGAAATGCACTGGCATCGCTCCTGATCAAATGCGGATACTGTGCCAAGATCGGAAAGGAGCGCCCGGACGGTAAGGGCAAGAACATGTATTTCGTGGAGTATTGGAAGGAGGGTTCGGATGCACCAAACGAAGGTTGAATTTGGAGACCGGGTGTGGACGCCGGTCACAGGCTGCATAGCCGATTGCGAATACTGTAACACTCGAAGATCTTCCAAGAGGTTCGCCGGAGATATCCGGATGAACCTCTCCAGGACGGATAAATACACCAAGGACGGGAACCTCTTTATTCTGGACGAGCAGTTCATATCTGACGAAGGACACGCACTTTCGACACCGTTCGGATTTGAGCCGACCTATCACAGATACTCGGCCCGGAGGCTTGAAACGCTGAAGACACCCATGAGTGTCCTTGTCTCGACAACAGGGGAACTCTTCGGAGACTGGATCGACGATAAGTACATCAAGGAGGTGTTTGATGAAACGGCCAAGTATCCGGAACAGCGGTTCCTGTTTCAGACAAGGTTCCCGGAGCGCTATTACAAGCTGGCGAATGAGGGAAAACTTAGGCAGGCGGATAACTGCTGGTACGGATGGACGGTAGTTGGCGGGTCGCTGCATCATCCGCCTTTTGAAGCTCCACATAAGTATATCGTGCTCGAGCCGTTGCTCGGACCGGTTGAGCCGGAGGTCCCGGAAGACATTGAGTGGATCGTGATCGGAGCTGACACCGGAAAGTACAGAGGTCAGGTTAAGCCGAAGTGGGAGTGGATAGAAGCGCTTGTTGAGCAGTGCTATAAGCAGAGCATTCCGGTATGGATGTTAGATACCATCAAGGGAATTGTTCCGGAGGATCAGTTCCGAAAGGAAAAGCCGGCCGTCATGACAGAGCGTAAGTTCAGCCGAACGAACGAGTTGAGGTTCTGTGTTAACTGTCGGGTGTGTGGAGTGCGAGGGCAGAAAGGAAAGTCGATCTGTGTGACATTCAAACACGGACGGAAAGGACGGCTGACTATTGTTGGATATCTCTGCACGGAATGTGCCAAGAACATGTGCAAGGATTACAACCTGGATGATTTGGAGGAATAAAGAGGGCTATCCTGATCCGACAGCAGGACAGGCCTTAGGGAGAGTTAGGAGAGTTGAGAAGATGATGGACAGACAGTTGCAGGGGAGGCGAAGCAAAGCCCTCGGAGATATTTTTGAAATACGGATCGGACATGCTCTTGACCGATACGAAGCCGAGGGTATCGCCATGATTCAGAAGACGCCGGAGCCGTTCAAGGTGATACGCAGCATAGGCAAGGGACGGTTCGAGGGATACTTCGAGAAGAAAGGTCAGCCGGACTTCAAAGGTTGCCTCTGCGACGGGTCTGCCATCATCTTTGAGGCGAAGCATACAGACAGCGACAGGATCTTACAGACGGCGGTCACGGACACCCAGGAGAAATACTTCAATCAGTACGAAAAGATGGGAGCAAGGTGCTATGTGATGGTTAGCATCGCCCTCCGGAACTTCTACCGGGTACCGTGGGATGTCTGGAAAGATATGAGCGCATTATTCGGTCACAAATACATGAACGAGAAGGAATTGAAACCGTATCAGCTGACGGAGATCTGCGGGTGGATCCGGATACTGGACGGAATCGAAATAGGGAAAGGAGAACCCGATGAAAGTACAGAAGATTGAACTTGCGAACAAACTTAGCAAATTGAAGGCGGTTATGCCGAAGAAAACGCCTATGGCGGCCTTACAGACCGTTTTGGTGAAAGACGGGTATTTGATCGCCTCGGATCTTGAAATCACAGCGATGGTCAAATGCGAGGGCATGAGCGACGCCTCAGAGTCGTTCCTGATCCCGGACACCATGATACCGCTGATCTCGAGCCTCCCTGCCGGTGAAGTGGAGTTCATTCCCGAGAAAGTTAAGGACGGCATGCAGATCACGATGAAGACCGGGAAGATCGTCAATAAGTTTCAGTCGTTGGATCCGGAAGTGTATCCGGCATCAAAGACCATGAGCGGAGAAGTGAAGTCCGTCGAGATTGATGCAGAAGATCTGACACAGGGCATAACACATGTGCTCTTCGCAGTAGGAACAGATGAAGCGTCAAGGATGATGCAGGCGCTCTCCATGAGCTGTGCGGACGGATATCTCAATTTCCGTGGCTTGGATGGACACATGTGTGCATGGGATTCGGTACCGATGGAAGGAACGTTCAACCTCCTGGTTCCGAGAAGGTCCGCTCAACAGATCCTCAACATGGATATGCAGGGGACGGTAGTCCTGGAGACGGACGGATCCACGGCAAGATTTGTCACGGAATATGTAACCGTCGAGACAAGGCTGATTGCCGGAGAATATTTCAAAACAGACAAACTGTATGCCGAAATGCCACAGACAGCGCAGATCAACCGGAAAGAGTTCATCGAGGCCATATCGAGAGCCAGCAGTATCAAGCAGGACACCAATGTTATCAAGCTAACGTTTGGCATCGAGGCCGTGAAGATCGAGATGGAGAACAACAGAAACATATATGCGGAGGAGGTCAACCTGAAGGTTGGTGTTAATAACTCCGTCCGGATCGGATTCGATCCTCGCCTCCTCTTGGCAGCACTGAAGTCGTTTGAGTCGGATTATATCTTCCTCAACATTGATGATGCAGCACATCCGATCAAGCTTCAGTCAGACGAAAGCTCATTGAAAGCCGTGGTGCTTCCAATCGCTATCAAACAGTGATCCTTTTGGTCGAGGATATATACATCACAGAGCAGCTTATTGTAAGGCATGACAATCGGGGCAGGCCATCTGCCTTATCAGAGACCTGCTCCGGGAAAGGAGAAACATGAACGGAGAGAAGTGTCCTATATGTGGGACAGTAGTTGCTCGGCTTCTGGCATTGTCACGGATTGATAACAAGACAATGATCTGCGACAGTTGCGGGACCCGTCAGGCTTTGGAGGATTTTGCAAAACACTATCAGAAGAAGTTAAGCCCTTTCGAGAGGACAAGGGCTCAGGTATATGCGACAGGAAACAAATATGCGATTGAGAATTTCGAGGCAACGCACAGTTAGGAGGTGACTATGGATAATCTCTACAAACGGATCCGGCTTCAGGACGGTGTCTATACGATCATCCAGGAAAGGAAACTGACGATAACGTGCATCTTCAATCAGAACATGCAGGTTATATCATTCAAATCGAGTTACGACCTTGAACGGTTTGTGAGGAAGAGAGCGGCATGAGGTGCAGGATATGCGGTAGAAAGATCACCGATCCGGATAGCACAAGGAACGGAATCGGCCCGGTGTGCTACCAGCTGATCTACGGAAAGAAAGAGGACGCTCCGGAAGTGGAGGAACACTTCGTGCCACTTCCGGGGCAAATGACAATAGAGGATTTTCTGAAAGGAGGAAATGATGGAACGGCTGACATACTATGACGAGACTTGCAAGTGCTACAAGGTCAAGAAAGATGCAGCACAGAGAAATCTCGTGCAGGAGCTTGGAGTGTTTGAAGATATCCATGAGTCCGAAATCCATAAGGCTACGAACTACATGGAGATCCGGGACCAGTATATCAAGAAGGGCGTCAAGCTGAATCCGTGGTGGAATCAGTTTGGAAGAAAGGAGGAGTGACATGGAGGAGGTTAAAACTAAGATCACGCAGAGGGATATGGTACTGAAGTACATTCAGGACTTCGGAAGTATCAGCTCATGGGAAGCATATCAGGAACTTGGCATCACGCAGCTTGGTACACGGATATTTGAGCTGAAAGCCAGAGGTTATGTGTTCGAGAAGGAGAGAGTGAACACGAAGAACCGGTATGGCAAGGCCACTCACTTTGATAGGTATCGGTTGGCGAGTTAGGAGGGACGGAACTGTATGAAGAACGGGGAGGCGCTAACACAATGTGGATGACGGATGCTAAGTTTAAGGAATTTGCCGAGGAATGGGACAAGCTCCGGACGGATATCAAGAGAAGATTAGATAAACTCGGAAAGGATGTCAGATTCACATGCGACGCAGTGAGCTTGTATGTGGCACAGCAAGAGGAGGAAAAGCGGAGGAAAAAATGATGTTTGGATTGGGGTTAGCGATCGGCATTGTCATAGGTCTTGCAGGAGCGATCTTTGGAATGTCACTCGGAGAAGCGTCAAAGCGTGCAGATAAATGGAGTGAAATATATGAAGTCTTACGAAGAAATAATGAGCTCAAGGAGAGTGAGCGTGATCGAACGGAAGGATGACGGGTTCTCCGGCATCATCAGCATGGGAAACTGGATCGGAAGCGTGGTCTGCTCCTGGGGAGGAGGATGGGATCATGTTTCGGTTTCTCCGCAGAAGAAGAGCGTGGTTCTTTCTTGGGGTGATATGTGCCGAGTTAAGGATATATTCTTCAACGATAATGAGGCCGTGATCCAGATCCACCCGCCGAAGGATGAGTACGTCAATCAGATGCCGAACTGTCTGCACCTTTGGAGATCAAACGACAAGGAAATGGTGCTGCCGCCTTCATTCATGGTCGGATTGAGGAAGGGGCAGACATATTCTCAACTTGAGGCAGAAGCAAAGGCATACTACAAAGAACACGGATACAAATTGTAGGAGGATACGGAGATGAAGGCAAAGGAAATCAAAGAAATCACGAATCAGCTGAAGAGCAAGATTGAAGAGTTCTCACATCCGGATAAGAAGTTTGAAGAAGGAGTGATCAAGGGTATGTTCTACTCGGTGACGCTCATGGAGCAAGGCCGTGATTACGCTGATAAGAAGGTGGTTTTGAGTCCCGGGAAGGAGATCTGATGAAAAAACTATTGATCGTTGCATTGCTGCTTCTGACCGGATGCGGATATGCGCCTGCATCCGAAGCAGTAAAAACCACTCTTGAATCTAAGAAACAGGAATCCACAGAGGCAGAAAGTTGTCGGCAAGTTACGGAGGCCACAGAAACAAAGGCTTCTACGGAAAATGCCACAGAGGAAACGACAACTGAAGCAAGTTACATAGAACCAAAAACGACGGAATCTGGTTGTTATGAAGAGTCAACAAAGATGGTGTTCGTTTCGGAGAGGAAGACAGCTGAACGAACAGCCGTGACCACAGAGGAAATATACGGAGAGATTGACGAGGATGGTTACGGCTGGGTGCAGCTTCAGTATTCGGCACCGTACAACATTCGGGAGAACCGTTTGACTCGGAGTAACGGAGTGGTCTACTTTGCCGGACACAAGGAAACCTGGTACTCGACGAACGAGGCCAGCGGTCAGGCTACGGCAAAAGAGATCCCGGGAAAACATGTGGCTGACGATGGAACCATAAGGGATGAAGACGGATATATCTGCGTCGCATCCTCGGACCTCGCATTCTATTCCATCGTGATGACTACACTCGGTCCGGGGAAAGTGTACGACTGCGGATGCAGCAGTGGAACGATTGATGTTTATACCAACTGGTAAAAAGGAAACGAACAAACGAAAGGGGATTACATGAAAAGAGAATTTAGGCCGTTGAATATGTTTGCTGAACAGACGGATGAACTGAAGAGATTGATTGAGGAACATCCGGATTACAAGATCATTGTATGCGTAGCGTCCGAGGTCGTTTCAGAGGAGGAAGGATCCTGGTATGCACCGAGTCTTAGTTTTAGACTGGGTGAAATATTGGACATTGAACAGGACATTAACGACGAGAAGATTTATACGGATCGTGATGACTTTGAGGAGGATGTTAGATATTGCTTCGAGTGCGATGATAGCATTCCGGAAGACATTTCTGAAGAGGAGTTTGATAAGCTGGTTGAAAAGGAAATGCAGAAGTATGAGCCGTATTGGAAGGATGTGATTGTTATATATGCAGACATCTAAGAAACAGACAAGCGGAAACGGGATGCGCACCCTTCAATGTCTTACCTGTAAGAGAGATGCAAACACCTGCGGCGGATCCGGAGAGGCGGACGAGAAGGGCAAGTGCAAACTCTATCTGAATATATGGGAGGAGGGAGATCGTGCCGAAAAGTCTAAAATGTAAACTGTCAGTCCTGCGGCATCAGGGAAGGATCACGGACGAAGAGTACAAAGATCTGCTCGAAAAACTGAAAGGGCACGACATGGAACTGCTGAAGAATTGCAATGTTCCCGACAAAAATGTCGGAAAGTGGATTCCTGTCAGTGAGAGGTTGCCGAAATTATATACCTTTGTATATGCAACCTGCCATTCGCTTGTTGATGATAGAGAGGATTGGGTTATTGAGACTTGCTATGTGCCGATTCCAAAAGAGTATAACCCAAGAAGATTTTCTGACTGGGGAAACATACCGATGCTAAACTATGGAGAAGCTGAGGTGATAGCGTGGATGAAACGGGACATTCCGGAGCCGTATAAGGAGGTGGAAGAGTGACGATGGATAATTGCACTGGTGCATTTATGAGACTCACAAAAGAAGTTGAAACTACGGTTCAGGATTTTAGGATTTTCGGAAAAGTAATGCGTCTTGTGGAATCAAACAACTCGAGAAAAAGACACCATAAACCAATGAGACGGAGGTGGATGCGTGGATATACTGGATGAAATTTGTGGAAGTATTGAGCCGTATGTTACAGACATGCAGGCAGTGAGCAATGTTCTGTATGTTATCTTCGATCACTACTCTATCGAAAAGAAGAGTACGGAGATTACGGAATACAGAGGGGAAGACAACACCTTGTTGCTGAAGAAGTTTCTGGTCGCTAAGAAAATCAAAGGCTGCACAGACAGGACGTTACACTATTACGGGCGTGAGATCCCGAAGATCCTGGATGCCATCAATAAGTCAATTATGAATATCCAAGCAGATGATGTGAGGATATATCTTGCATACAGGATGAAAAAGGTATCTATGACTACCTGCAATAACGAGCTGCGCTGCATCCGGACCTTTTGTTCCTGGCTAAACTCCGAGGGATATCTTCCAAGGAATCCGACGGTGAATATCAATACAATCAAAACTCACAAGAAGCAGAAAGAAGCTTTCACGGATTCTGAAGTTGTGAGGTTGAGAGATCATTTGGCGACAAATAGAGATCGGGCGATGTTCGAAATTCTTATGAGCACAGGTTGCAGAGTGACTGAACTTTGCCAGATCAAGAATGAGGACATTGAAGGAGATACAGTCCTGGTACACGGAAAGGGCAACAAGGACAGGAACGTTTATCTTAATGCTGCCGCACAGTATGCTCTCCACAACTATCAGAATGACAGATCTGATGTTAGTGAATGGTTGTTTCCAAGGAAAAAAGACGGATTGAAATTCGGCGGATATGCAGAATGCAGGTTGCCTGATTGGTGGAAAAATCCCGAACATCTGGATATCGAAAATCACATAGACAAAGGGACCGTCGAACATAGGCTCCGGGAACTGGGAAGGAAGCTTGGTATCAAATCATATCCTCATAAGTTTCGAAGAACTTGTGCAACAAATGCACTACGGGCCGGGATGCCGATTGAGATGGTTTCAAAAATGCTTGGACATGAGCAGATCAGTACAACTCAGATTTACCTAGACATGAAGGAAGAAGATCTGAAAGCAATGCATCAGAAATATGTAAGATAGGAGGATGAACCAGATGGTAAGCACTGAGAGAGAAGAAATCCATGTCAAAGGAAAGTGTACTATGACGATATCATGGATTGACGAGAATAAGCATGATGAGGATCTGATTTCAAAAATCCGTGATTTAATCTATATGGAGCAGGATTTGTGCAGCAACTGTGTTAATGTTAGGACCGGTGGGACGTTTTGCGGATATGCAGAAACTTACTGCGATATTCACGGGAGTATCGAGTATCCGGATCATCCACATCATGACGGAGATGGTACAAAATGTGAAGATTATAGGCGAAAAGAAAGGAAGTGGCCTGATTGAAAGATCCCAAAAAACCAGCGGTGTCGAGCAGGGTAATGGCAATACTTGCTGCATTGATACTTCCGACTCTGATTGCATTGCTGATTATCGGAGTGGTTACGGATAATGAAGTCCTCGGGATTGCGGCGCTACTTGTGATTGCTCTTCCTGTCTGCATAGGAATGCTGGTAGCGGTCTGCATGATAGTGTATCATTCATCGGTTGAGAGTATGGAACGGAGGAGAGAAGAACGTGAGAAAAGAAGAAGCAGATCAAATAAAGAAGGAGATAAAACAGCGCCGTTTGGCAAAGTGCGACAAGACCGGACTGATTGTGGCCCAGGCGCTGGAAGCTGTGATGGAGATCATCGATAACCATACTGAACCAGATGAAGCAAAGGAGGCGGTATGAAGGCAAAAGATATCCAGTGTTGTTTCATGACTGACGATGGCAAGACTCATCAATTTGCAGTGAAGGCAGTTTCCTGGGCTAATCCTCCGAAGGCTGTTGATGAAAATGTTGAGGAAATCGTGAAGAAGCTCAACAACAGTCTAAGTAGGATACGAGGATCGTTTGAATGCGAAATAACGCTGACGAGGGAGAGCAGCATAAACTTCCGTTGTTCTCTGCTGAAATGGGTGAGGAGACCAAATGGAAAATATGCAGTGGCGAATAATTACTTGAGAAGACATAAGAAGCCGATGAGGAGGAGAGCATATGAGCAAATGCAAAAGCTGCGGAGCAGAGATCATCTGGATCAAGATGAAAGGTACCGGAAAAGCAATGCCGTGTGATGCACAGAAGGTAAGCTATTCCGAGAATCTGCATCCAGGAGCTGAGGGTGTGCAGGTTCAGACTCTGGTAACGGAACATGGTACCGTTGTCCGGACATACTTTGATTCGGATGGAGATAAGGTCGGATATGTGTCACATTTCGCAACGTGTCCGGCAGCATCAGAACACAGAAAGAGGTGATGGAGTGAAGCTTACGGAAGAAAATGGGGAGGAAAGGAAGGCTCCGCCTATTGGAGTACCTCCACTATTCATCCTCATAGAACATCGGATCAATGATCTTACAGAGACGATCCAGAGATATAACAACGATACGAGCAATTACAAGATCATCGGAGACATGGCCTTCGAGATTATGGTGCTCGCAGATGCAGGAAGGAAGGTAACAGAAAGGAGGAGAGAGAAGTGATAGAGTTGTATCCGCCGGTTGACGAGGATGTTCCGGTTGAAGTGCTGGCAAAAAGAGAGTTGGTTGAGCGTATCGAAACGCTGATCGAGACTTACAACGGAGAAATTGCAGAGTTGAGGGAGGATATGCCTCGGCATGAACGCATGGGAAGTGGAAGGCGATATAGGCTTGAACTTGGCCTGAAGGTCGATTTTGTGAGAAAGCTGAAAAGGGTGCTGGATCCGGACGGTGATAGCGTATGACGAGAGCGGAGCTTCATGTGACAGGAGTTAACATGGGAAGGGCTGTCGAGACCGGGAAGTACAAGAACCCGAACGGTACCTGGAGTAGGATCACAAAGTATGTAAATTACAAAACAACTGCTTCCGGCTTGATCGAGGAAGGCGAGTGGCTCCGGATGTATAAGGAGTGCCTGATCAAAGAAGGGTACATGCTCTTCATTGGCATAATGGGGATATATGTCAGAGAAAATTGTGTATGGCTGAAGACGGATGCGGATATTGAGAAATACTGTATCGAAGCGTTCGATTATGGATCGTTCCGGTACTGGTTTGAAAGAGCACTGAAGGAATCTGAGGTGGTTGCAGCCGCCGACGAAGAGGAGATTGGATTGACGAAGGAGGAGACAAGTGGAAACGACAGAAACAGGAGCAAAGTTGGTGGTCATGACGGTCGATGACCTGGACGAAACGATCAAGAAAGCTGCTGATGTTGGCGCTAAGGCGGCGCTGAAGAAGTTTGAAACACTGGTAAGGCAGGAAAAGGAGAAATCCAAGGACAAGAGGCTCTACAACACGGAGAAGCTTCTCCAGAACTACCATGTGTTCAAGCTGGCGGCGGAGAATGCCGTGTATGAGATTGAGGATATTGAGCAGGAAGAATCGGCAAATGAGATCCTGTGTGCGATGCTTAACAAGGACGGGCCGAGTATCACGGTTGAAAGTATCAAGAGGTCGGCCTTGAAGACCGTGATTATCCTGGAGCATATCGACACCATGTTGCAGATGTATCAGATCTACGCAGAGCGGACCAACGATCCGGTACAAATGCGGAGGTATGAAGTGATCTATGACCGGTTCATCGCCGATCCGGTCCTCTCCGTGAAGGAGATAGCGGAGAAGCAGAATACTACCAAGAGGCAGACATACTCGGATATTCAGGCCGGAAAGGAAAAAATAGCGGCGCTGATCTTCGGAATCGACAGCATCAGGTAGATATGTAAGTGGTTTGGCGCTGCGAAAACGCAGCGTCGAGGGGTTGCATCTGTCGGAAACCACGAAACGGTGAAAAAATAAACAAACGATTATGCGAAATTACGCATAAACCGCCTGCTTCAAAAAACTTTCATTTACACGTAAATTCAAAAATGCTAAAGTGTAGGCGTAAAATCCTTTCGTTTGGGGTTTTCCTTTTTAAGGCGGAGCATAGACCGAGTGCTCCGCCTTTTAGTATGCCCCAATGCTACGGCTCCTCGATATTAAAAATACGAGGAGGATACGAAATGAATGTAGCTATCGGAGTATTGATCGCCTATACGATCTTGATGATCGGTGCGACGGTCGTACTAACCAAAAAGGAAACAGACATAACGGCCTTCTGCGTGGGAAACCGTAAAACCGGCTGGTTTGTGTCGGCACTATCAATCGCTGCGACCTGGATATGGGCTCCGGCATTGTTTGTCTCGACAGAAAACGCCTACACGAAGGGCTTTGCAGGGCTCTTTTGGTTTCTCGTGCCGAATGTCTTATGTCTGATACTTTTCATCCCGTTCGCAAAGCGGATCCGGAAGGAGATGCCGAACGGAATTACCCTTTCCGGGTATATGACTGAAAAGTACAAGTCAAAGGGAGTGCGGAACGTATATCTGTTCCAGCTTGGAGCATTGTCAGCACTCTCCACCGGGGTTCAGTTACTCGCAGGAAGCAAGATACTTTCCATGCTAACCGGAATCCCGTTCTTCTGGATGACCATTATCATGGCCGTCATAGCGTTCTCTTACTCACAGTTCTCTGGTATTAAGGCCTCGATTGTGACGGATAGCGCACAAATGATCTTTATGTTGATAGCAGCTGCCGGCTTCGCCATCTTTGGTGTCAAAAACGGCGGATGGGCCAACGTCGTTGAAGGGCTGAAAGGAATCAGCGGGGTCGGTGGCTCGCTCTTTGGAGAGCATGGTCTCGAGATATTCCTCGGATTTGGACTTCCGACAACCGTCGGACTTCTTTCCGGACCGTTTGGAGATCAGTGCTTCTGGCAGAGAGCATTTTGCTGTAATGAGAAGAAGGTCGGAAGAGCATTCTTCGTCGGAGCTTTGCTCTTCGGTCTGGTACCGCTCTCCATGGGTATGCTCGGATTTATTGCCGCAGGACAGGGAATGAATATCCAGGACACCAGCGTGATCAACTTTGAGGTGATCTCGAATCTGTTCCCCGACTGGGTAGTGGCTCCGTTCATCTTCATGATCGTGTCAGGCCTGCTTTCGACGATCGACAGCAACCTTTGCGCATTCGGATCCTTGGTGACAGACATCAAGAAGGACGCAAAGGTCAAGCATACAAAGATAGCCATGATCCTGCTGCTGGTATTCGGAATTGCCGTTGCCAACATCCCGGGACTCACGGTTACACACCTGTTCTTGTTCTATGGGACCCTCAGGGCGTCAACACTGCTTCCTACATGTTTCTCCTTATTGCGATTGAAACTGAAACCAACTGCCATAACTGTTGGCGTCCTGTCTTCCCTGCTTGTAGGCCTTCCGATATTCGCATATGGCAATATCAAGGGCATTGCAGTATGGAAGACGGTCGGGAGTCTCACCACGGTTCTGCTATCCGGAATCGTTGCTATCGTACTGACGAAGATTGGAGGTGCGAAACAGCATGAATAGGATTTTAGGGAAAAAGCAGAACATTTCAAATCAGGACTGGCTCGATGCTATGAGCCGGATCGAGGAGCTTGTCTCCAAAAAGGAACTGGATGCAAAGGTAAAGGAAACGGTTTCCGAAATAAAGGAAAAGGTAAAGGGGAAACATGCCGCCTACGCTTGGAGCGCAGGTAAGGACAGTATTGTCCTTGGCAAGATCTGTGAAAAGGCCGGTATCAAGGATTGCGTGCTCGTCAGAAGCAACCTTGAATACACGGCCTTTGTTGATTGGATCGAGCAGAATAAGCCGGAGAAACTGACCGTGATCAACACGGGACAGGACATCGAATGGCTTTCCAGGCATAAGCAGATGTTATTCCCTGCCAACAGTAAGGTGGCAGCGCAGTGGTTCCACATTGTGCAGCACCGGGGACAGGCGAAGTATTACAAAGATAACTCCCTCGACATATTACTGCTCGGACGAAGAAGAGCCGACGGAAACTATGTCGGTGCAGGAGATAACATATACACGAATGGAGACGGGATCACGAGATACAGCCCTCTTGCAGATTGGAGCCATGAAGAAGTGCTCGCATTCATCCACTACTACAAATGCGAACTTCCTCCGATCTACGGATGGAAGAACGGATATCTCTGTGGAACGCATTCCTGGCCGGCTCGTCAGTGGACCGGCGGCAACGGATGGAGGGAAGTCTACGAGATAGAACCCGAAATCCTGATAAAAGCGCAGGATTATTTCCCGGAAGTGATACCGATACTCGAAGGGAAGGCATAACGCCTTCGCAGTGCCCCGTGCTTTGACCGTACGGGCGATTTTATTGAAAAGACGATGGAATACCCATTAAGAGGCAAAAAGGGAAATTTGAGCCTCTGAGAGCTTCACCCTTTGCAGAGGGTACGCCACTCTCCTTTGAGAATAATCAAAGGAGAACGATATGAAAGTAATCAAGGTTAAGCTGACAGACCTCCACAAGCCGGAGGCCAATGTCAGAATCCATAACGATATCCAGCTGAAGGAGTTTGAGAGAAGCGTGAGGATGTTCGGGCAGATCCGCCCGATTGTGATCGACGAGAACAATGTGATCCTCGCCGGGAACGGCCTCTATGACACGCTGGTCCGGATGGGAGAGACGGAAGCGTTCTGCTACCGGTACACGAACCTGACGGAAAACCAGAAGAAAAAGCTGATGATTGCAGATAACAAGATCTTCAGCCTCGGCATAGAGAACCTGGACACGCTGAATAAGTTCCTGAACGAGTTGCAGGATGATCTCGATATTCCCGGGTATGACGAGGAGATCCTACGCCAGATGGTTTCTGATGCGGAAGAGATCACCGAGAAGATATCCGAGTACGGAACGCTGGATGAAGATGAGATACAGAGCATTAGGGACAGAAAGGTCAGTCAGACAGCCATAGATCCGACTGACCCCGGTGCGGATCCTGCCCCCTCCGCATCGGGTGTTTTCTCCGATAAGATTCAGGAGGAGCAAGACGAAACTACCGCCGATGTAAGAAAGTTCGTACTATGTCCTAAGTGCGGGGAAAAGATATGGCTGTAAAACGATGCCAGAGCAGCATAAGCGTTGTCGAAGCTGCCGAGCGCAGGATAACAAATGTTTTCCGAAATGGTCTTCCGGTTTACATGTCCTTCAGCGGCGGGAAGGACAGCCTGTGTATGGCACAGCTGATATTCAATCTCGTCCAAAAGGGAGCCATAAATCCAGGACAGCTGACAGTACAGTTCGTCGATGAGGAAGCAATATTCCCGTGCATCGAAAAGAAAGTCCTGGAATGGAGAAGGAAATTCCTCCTGATGGGAGCAAAGTTTGAATGGTACTGCGTGGAGTGCAAGCACTTTAACTGTTTCAATGAGCTGTCCAACGACGAGACCTTTATTCTATTTGACCGATACAAAAAGGATGTGTGGATCAGAGATCCGCCTCCCTTCGCAATACGCAGCCATCCGTTACTGAAACCACGGGTGGACGCATACCAAGACTTCCTGCCAAGAGTATGTGCGGACGGGATCACGATTACCGGGATCCGGACGGCCGAGTCGGTACAACGGCTCCAGAACATAGCCGCCATGTTCAAAGCAGGCAAGCACATGACAGGCATACATCATGTGTTCCCGATCTACGATTGGACGAACAACGATGTATGGCTCTATCTTCTGAATGAGCATGTGGATATCCCGGACATATATCTCTACTTATGGCAATCGGGAACCAACAAAGGCCAACTGAGAGTATCGCAGTTCTTCTCGGTGGATACGGCCAGAAGCCTTGTAAAGATCAATGAGTATTACCCGGACCTGATGGAAAGGGTATGCAGAAGAGAACCGAACGCATATCTCGCCGCCCTGTATTGGGATAGTGAGATGTTCGGAAGAAGCACCAGCGCACGGAAAGAACTCGAAGGGAAAGAACCGGACGAGAACTACCGGGAGAAGCTGCTGGTCCTCTTCAACAACATGGATGTGTACTTTACGACTCCGCATAAAAAGCATGTGGCGCAGCGATACAGGAACTTCTTCCTGCAAGTAAGCGCATTTGTGGATAACAAGGACTGCAAAAACATATACGACGGACTCATATCAGGAGATCCGAAGCTCCGTTCCTTCAGAGCGCTCTATCAGAGGATATTTGGAAAGTATATCTTGGAAGCGAAGAAGGGAGACGGATGATGGATATTATGAAACCTTTATCTACTCTTCAATGGGTAGACAGAAATAAACTCAAAGCTAACGACTGGAACCCGAACAAGGTTACAAAGCAGAACTTACAACTACTCACTCAATCTATTCTCACCAACGGCTGGACACTTCCTATCGTGGTGAGGCCGGACTTCACTATCATAGACGGTTTCCATAGATGGACAGTAGCAGGACAAGAGCCTTTACTCTCTCTGCTCCAAGGGAGGGTTCCGGTCGTGATAGTGCAGCATACGGATCAGGCGGACGACATGTACGGAACTGTAACACATAACCGTGCAAGAGGTACACACCTCCTTGAACCGATGAAGCACATTGTAAAAACTCTGATGGATAGCGGTAAGTCCATAGACGAGATCTCAAAGCAGCTCGGCATGAAACCGGAAGAGATCTTCCGCCTGAGCGACTTCTCCAAAGAGGATTTCCTGCGGATGATGGCATCTCAAAAGGAATACTCAAAAGCAGAGTTTATTACGAAAATTTGAAAAAACCACCAATGACGCACGGCGGGCCCGATGAAAGCTCGCCGTGTTTCCTTGCCGAAACAACTTCGAATAAGGGAAAGGAGGGCTGCATATGTCAGAACCCAAACGTCCCGACGATGACAAGCGGAGTGTCGAACGCATAGAGGCTGAAAGGATATACCTCGAAGCTGATGGAGACATCAAACTTGTTGACATTGCCAGCAAGCTCGGCATATCCGACAGTAAGGTTCGGAAGTGGAAGAGCATGGATGACTGGGAAGGCAAGCTGCACCCTTCGAAGCGGAAATCCGGCAAAAAAAAACAAGGGGAGCGTTCCACCTCTTCTGGCAGGGAGCGCTCCACGAAGAAAAAGGAAAACGCTCCAAGAAACAAAGGCGGTCAAATCGGGAACAAAAATGCGGTAGGAAACAACAATTCCGGCAATCCATTTCCTGTCAAACCGATTAAACATGGCGGGTACTCAAAGCAATATTGGGCAGGATTGGATGAAGAAGAACAGAGGATCCTCGATGAAATAAACGATGATCCGGTTCTTCAGCTGACGGAAACGATTAAGCTCCTCACATTGAGGGAGTACAGATTGAGAAGAGCCATAGAAAAGTATAGGGATCAGCCGCTATATATCTATGGCACAACAACGACCAAGGTGCAGCGCAAGTTCAAGGACGATGCTGAGAGAGAGCTGTATGAAGAGCGGATTCAGGAAAAGATAGATAATGAAGAGCGTCTTCCGGGTGAATCGGAGACTATAAGCACAACCACTGAAGCTACGATCAATATCCGGCTCCGATTGCAGAGAGAGCTCACCTCCGTATCATCACAGAAAACGAAAGCCCTTGAGGTCTTGGCAAAGATGAACGCAGAGCGTGAAGGCTCTGGCGGAGATGCTGACGCTATTAAGATCTGGGCGGAGAAGATCAAGATCATGCGCTCGAAGGGCGGTGATAGCTGATGATCGAGCCTGGCATTATCGAGTTCATTGAGGAGAGTCTTCCGATATGGGCGAATGATCCTGTGCAGTTCTGCCGTGAGGTATTGGATTTTGAGCCGGACGAGTGGCAGAAGGAAGCAATGTATGCGGTGCGTGATGTGCCGAGAGTAGCTATCAAATCAGGGCAGGGTGTCGGGAAGACCGGCGTTGAGGCCTGCATCCTGATATGGTTCCTTCTATGCTGGCCGGATGCCAGGATCGTTGCAACAGCTCCAACAAAACAACAGTTGCATGATGTCCTGTGGTCGGAAGCTGCGAAGTGGATGAACAACAGCCCTTTGCTGGCACACCTGATCAAGTGGACGAAGACCTATATCTATGTCAAAGGCTATGAGAAACGATGGTTTGCGGTCGCAAGGACGGCAACCAAGCCGGAGAACATGCAGGGCTTCCACGAGGACAACATGCTCTTCATCATAGACGAGGCTTCCGGTGTCGCTGATCCGATCATGGAGGCCATATTCGGTACACTTACCGGAGCAAACAACAAACTGATTATGATGGGAAACCCAACGAAGGTGACCGGAGCTTTCCACGATGCCTTCACGGTTGACCGAAACCTATATCACTGCATGACAGTATCCTCTCGTAATTCACCACGGACCAATAAAGACAATATCGAGTCGCTGGACCGGAAGTACGGGAAGAATAGCAATGTGGTGAGAGTCCGAGTCGATGGAGAGTTCCCGGAGCAGGACGATGATGTGTTCATTCCGATCAGCTGGATCGAGCAGAGCATTGCGACAGAGCTTACGGATGACACGCTGAAGGCTTTGGGAGAATACAAGGACGAACGAGGACTTAGATGGAAACAGGATCCGAGCAAGATTGAGATAGCCGAGATAGGCTGCGATGTTGCTCGATTCGGAGATGATAAGACCTGCATAGGCTTCCGGATCAATGAGGCGGCCAGGTATTACGCCAAGTACAACGGGCAGGATACCGTATGGACTGCCGGGAAGATATGCGCTTGCTACCGCTGGATGAAGCAGGAACTGCACTACTCCGGACCGGTGGCGGTCAAGGTCGATGATGGCGGTGTCGGCGGCGGTGTTGTTGACCAGCTCCGAGCCACGAAGAATGCGGATGCGTTCTATGCAGATATGCTGATCCTGCCGATCAACTTCGGCAAGCCACTCAGCAAGCACAGATATTACTACGATTCAACCACCTACATGATGGGAACGCTTCGGGACATGATAGCGCCGACAGACGATGCAGGAAACCCGAAGAGGCCGGAAGTGGTGCTGCCGAATGACAATGATCTTGTCGGGCAGCTTTCCGTCAGAAAGTATGCTTTCCTCACCGGAGCGAAGGCAAAGGTGGAGTCGAAGAAAGAAATGAAGGATAGAGGGTTAAGCTCCCCTGACGAGGGCGACTGTATGTTGCTCGTCGTGCTCCCTGTCCGCTACAAGAAGGGGATGAAGGGAGGAAACGATGGCGGAACAGAAATCTCAGCGTCAGGTAGGAGTTAAGCTGATCAAGAGCAAGTTCGATACTTACAAGGACTTGGCACCGAAACAGATTGCCAAGAGCGATACTTCGGAACAGCTGGAGGAAGCCGAGAGCTTCAATGCGAATGAATGGATCACACACCGGATCGATATGTACGGCCTCAGGTTTCTTGTGGAGCACTCGACGATCCTGCCACAGTGCGTCCGTGCATACATGAGCAATATCGCAGGCTTCGGAGTTGAGGTGGCCTATGATGGCGATTTCGACGAAACGCCGGAGACCAAGAAGGAATGGGATACCTTGCAGCGCATCCTTGACCTGCTCAACTTTGACATGGATACCAAGGAGATCTTCGAGGATCTGATCGAGAATACCGAGATATACGGTATCGGGTACCTGGAAGTGCTCCGGAACACGGATCTCGAAGTGGTAGGCCTTGAGTGCATCAGGGATATCCCGTCCGTGGATATGACATATCCGATAGAGCCGTTTGTGGATACCGATGTATCGTACAAGGGCGAGAAGGTAACGAGGAAGAAGAAGTTCAAGAAGTACCGCCAGACGATCAACGGCCGGACGGTGTACTGGAAGGAGTTCGGGGATCCTCGTGTGATGGATAAGCGAGACGGCACATACCTCGATGACGGCGAAAAGCTCGACCTGGCATATCAGGCGAACGAGTTGCTTGAATACAAGGTGGGCCGTGGATATTACGGCACTCCGAGGTGGCTCGGTGCGTGCATCACTATTGACGGCGCATACAGAGCAGAGAACCTGAACAACAACTACTTCAGAAATGGCAGACACACGCCGCTCATGATTATCGTCCGTGGTGGAACGCTCTCTGACAAGGCCTATGCCAAGCTTCAGGAGTACATGAACGATATCAAGGGCGAGAACGGTCAGCACGCCTTCCTGCTTTTGGAAACAGAACAGAATGAAACCACGGTGGATTTCGAGGGAGGCACACAGCCGGGAGTAGAGATCAAGGATATAGCGAGCATCCTTCAGAAGGACGAGCTCTTCCAGGATTACCAGGAGAACGCCCGGAAGAAGGTGCAGAGCGCTTTCCTTCTGCCCGATCTGTATGTCGGATATACGACAGACTTCAACAGAGCTACCGCACAGATGGCGATGGAAGTTACAGAGGAACAGGTATTCCAGCCGGAGCGCAAGAGGCTCGCATGGGTCCTCAACAATAAGCTGCTCAACGGCTACGGTTTCAAATATGTCAAGGCGGTCTTCGCAGAGCCGGATATCTCAAATCCGGATGACATGATGAAGCTGCTCAACATATCCGAGAAGGCCGGCGGTCTCACCATGAACGAGGCCAAGGCTCTCACTGCGGAAGTCCTTGGGAAGGAGGCGGAGGAATATCCGGGTACATTCGACATGAACGATATCGGGAACATTCCCCTGGCTCTCCTCTCAAAGATGCCTGCAATGTACACCTTCGGGTACACCGGCAACGGCAGCATGGACGGAGTCGACAATCGGCTTTCAACGGCGGTTCAGACGTCCAATGCCATGACCGGAAATACAGGTGGATCCAACGAGAACAGACCGGATGGAGATACTGAAGAGGGTGCCGATGATGTGAACATGGACCTCGATACACAGAGGAACAATACCACAGATCAGCTCGACAAGCAGATTTCCAAGGCCGTCAAGAATGGCGATGAGGAAATCGTAGCAATTATGAAAGAGGTTAAGCGCCTGCTTCTGGAGATGGGTGGTGAGGCTCATGAAGAGGATTAAGCCGTCCTGTTCCAGTTGCATTGCGCTGGCAAAAGCAATCGACCGGTACCTCGAGAAGGTCGATGATGATCTCGAAGAACAGCTGTCAGATGCCGGGTTCGTGGATGCCGAAGAGAGTGTCAGGAGCGCCAATGTGCTTGAAGAAGAGCTCACGAAGATCCTCGGAGACCAGACGGATGACATAGCGGACCTGCTCAAAAATGCCGGAAGCCTCGAAAAGGCGAAGGCGCTGATAGAGCAATTCTTCGATGATGACGAAACGAGGGACAAGCTGGTGGATCTGTTCAAGGGATACTACACGGATTATGTCCTTGACCTTTCCAACGATTACATCAAGGAGAGCGACGGACAGCTGGTGGTATCGACACTCCGGCAGAGAACAACCGCTTGGATATCCTCATGGTCTGAAGAGCTGGCTGACCTTATGCAGCTTAGTTCAAAGGACGAGATGGAAAGGCTCCTGCAAAGCGCCATGGACGAAGGTAAGAGTGTGGAAAAGCTCCGGCTTGACCTGCAAGATGCCGGGATCCGGAACGAAGCATGGAAGGCTCGGAGGGCATCCCTCACGGAAATGCTTCGGGCGCACAGCGTAGCACGGCAGGAGGCCATAATCCAAAGCCCAGCTGTTGACAGAAAGCAATGGAGGCATTCAGGTGTGGCGAAGATCAAGCCGAGGGAGAACCATCAGGCTATCGACGGCCAGATCAAGCCAAAGCGTGAGCCTTTCGAGCTGGTAGGCGCTGACGGGGAAACATACTATCCGCAGTACCCGAGAGACAGTATCCTGCCGCCGGGAGAGTCTATCAACTGCCATTGCGTTCACCTTCCAATTGTGGATGATGATGTTCTTGCTATGAGCCTCGAGGAAAGGCAGAAGCTGCAACAGCAGATCATAGAGGAAGATGACGGAGAGTGGGAGAAAGAGCTTGACGCTCGGAACAGAGCCCTTTCCGGAATTGATGATGAGTAAGAGTCGCAGAAATGCGGCTCTTTTTCATATCGGAGCCGTCCGTCAAACGGCAAATAAATCATAGGGAGGTGCGAATATGCCGCACATCGAAAAGGCGTATGCGTTGAGCAACGCAAAGATCCAATTCGTTTCCCTGGTTGATAAGGCTGCCAACAAAAGACAGTTCCTAATCACAAAAGCAGAGAAAGGCTCGGCCACCTTCCAGTCTTACGGACGGATCGTCAAAGCCGACAGTGACTCCCATTTCGTCACCGGTATCGTTTACGAGCCGATGAGCGAGGACACTGACGGTGAGTACATGACCGCAGAAGAGATTGAGAAGGCCGCACACTGGTTCATGAAGAATACCGGTGATGTCGATATTCAGCATTGTTTCGTCAAAGCTGAAGGCATTGATGTGGTTGAGAGCTATGTTGCTAAGAGTGACATGGAAATAGATGGCACGCCTATCAAGAAGGGCACCTGGCTCATGACGGTTGAGGTGGTTGACGCCGCTGTTTGGGAATCCATTCAGAAGGGCGAGCTTACCGGATTCAGCATGGGCGGACTTGCCACGAGATCGGACGAGGACGTTGATCTGACAGCACAGGAGGATCTTACCAAGGCGGAGGACGATGGTTCCGACGGCCTGTTCGGAAAGATCACCAAGGCAATCAAGGACGTGTTCAGCTCCGAGAAGAAGGCAAAGGTGACCAAGGGAGAAGTAGCAGACAGGTTTAATGCAGAGGTGAAGGGCGACAACCTTTACACCGCATGGTATGCGCTTCGGGAAACGCTCGAAGGCTACCAGTATAACGAGTCCACAGGTACCTGGGGATGGGGTTATACAGCTGATCCGGATAAGATCCGGGAAGCGCTGACAGACTTCTCGTCAATCGTCACCAAGGTTCTCACCGCTGATGACATCGTAGGTGAGATCGAAAAGGCAGCAAAAGAGGCACCGGTTGAAAAGGCCGGCAAATCTCTTAGCTCAAAGAACTACAACGCACTGAAGACTATCTGTGGCAACCTTCAGAGCTTCCTTGCAGAGTTCGAGGACGGAACGGACGACGCAGAGGCCGGGGACGCTGAGGATGGTAGTGCCGGAGTAGAAAAAAGCGACCATGACAAAAAGGAGGAAAGCGAAATGACAAAGTCAGAAGTCGAAAGCCTCGTAACTAAGGCCGTTCAGGAAGCCGTGGCTCCGATCGCTGCACAGCTTGCAGAGATCAACAAAGCCGAGACTACACCTGAAGCCGACGAAGGCGAGGTAGTAACAAAGGATGGTTCGGAAGATTCCAAGGCTGGCGACATCCCCGAGGATGTTGTTAAGAGCATTGTCACAGAGGCGCTGAACGAAGCTCTTGCACCCGTCACCCAGCAGATCGACGCCATCAAGAAGTCGAGAGCCCTTCCGTCAAATCTCAATGACGGCCCGGACTCTGAAGTAACCAAAAGTGAAGAGCATTATCTTCACGGCATTCTGTAATCAAGGAGGAAAAAGAAATGCCTAACACCAATGAACAGATCCTGAAGGCTGTCATTGACACAGCCAGCGTAACTCATGGCCTTCTCAATCCGGAGCAGGCAGCGAAGTTCATCCGTCAGACTTACGACGCTACCACACTCCGTCCGCTGATCCGTCACGAGATCAGAAGAGCCAAGACCGGCGAGATCGACAAGATCGGTATCGCATCCAGAATCCTTCGGGCTAAAACCGAGAACACGGATGATGGTTACAGAGCAAACCCGAGCTTCGGGCAGATTACTTATGCAACCACAGCCGTTCGTCTGCCCTGGGAAATCACAGAGGAAACTCTGCGTGAGAACATCGAGGGACAGAACTTCGAGGCTCTCGTTACCGAGCTGATGACAGGCCAGCTTGGTCGTGACATGGAAGATCTGGACCTGAACGGTGATGAGTCTTCGACGGATGACTTCCTCAAGATCAACACCGGATGGATCAAGCAGATCGAGACCAACGGCCACGTTGTTGACCGCTCCGGTATCGACGGTGGTGCTATGAGCCTGGATGTATTCTACAAGGCTCTCGGTGCTATGCCGAACAAGTACAACAACGGTAAGCTGCGCTGGCTCATGAGCCCGCACAGATATCAGAACTGGATCTACCAGCTTCTGAACGCTGCTGTTTCTTCCGGCGGTATCATCACCGATAACCGCATCGAGAATCCGGCAGCTATCCCGGCTATCACCTGCGCTAACATGCCCGATGACAAGATCATCCTGGTTGATCCGAAGAACCTCGTCGAGGTTAACACCTATGGCGTTCAGATCCGGAAGACAACCGAGGGCAAGGAAGCCATCATGCAGGATAAGCGGTTCTACGTTGTTCACCTTGATTTCGACCCGATTATCGAGGAAGACGATGCAACCGTTATCGTTAAGGGACTCGCAGCCATCTAAGGAGGTGCCTTATGCGGCTTAAACTGATCAAAGGTAAGTCATACACCGGGATCATTAAAGCGACAAAGGAACATCCGATAGTCGAAGTAGATGATGAGGCTACTGCCATGGCGGCGGTAGACTCAGGCTACTTCGAGGCGCTGGATGTAGCCGCCCTCACGCAGGAGGAGATTCCGGAGGCGACAACAGAGATCGAGGCAGAGGAGCCGTTGCAGTACGGTGGGAAGTACCTTGTCGATATGAATAAGTCCGAGCTTGAAACCTTTGCGGCGTACAGAGATGTAGACATCAAGGGATGCAAGTCGAAGGCTGATATCATCAAGGCGCTGAAAAAGGCACTCCCTGCCAAGGATCTCGAGGGAAAAATCTATTATGGAAGCCCTACCATGGTAGAGCTTCAGGAAGAAATCTTTTAAGGAGGATTAAACCATGAATCTGACAGCAAGCAATTTTGGCGAGTGCGGAAATGTACAGGCCTTCTTCGTGAAGACTGTTAAGTACAACGACACTGATATCGCTACAAAGGAAGCTGTATTTGTTGCTCCGGCAGACATGCTCATCACCCAGGTTGGTGTTGATGTGACCACAGCTTTCAATGCAGGCACGACCAATGTTCTCACAATCGGAACCAACAGCGATGCGGACAACATCTGCGGTTCTTCCGATATTTCCGAGAGCGTGGGTGCAAGCACAAAGCCGGTATTCGTGAAGCTCTCAAAGGGTGACAAGGTTTATGCGAAGTATGCGCAGACCGGTACCGACGCAACCGCAGGAGCTGCTAACATCTTCTTCGTTGGCACGCAGATCCCTGCGTAAGTAGGAGGTAGGCTATGGCAACAAGACCTTGGATTACACCGGCACAGGTGAAGGAGTACACCGATCTTCCGGATGTTGCCGGGAGGTCGGATGCCAAGCTGACCAAAGATATCCAACGTGCCGAGGCCTACATCATTAAGTTCTGTCATCACGACTTTACTGCGGATGAGTACACAACGATTCCGGGTGATGTAGCCACGGCGGATATCATACTGTCCGAGTATTATGCGCACAAGCAGGGCGTTCTCGGGAAGTACAAATCAGAGACTTTCGATGACTGGAGCTACACTTCCGGGGAATCGGAGTACCTGATCCAGTCGCTCGGTATTGACGGCCTTCTGGATCCGTATGTGGAAACGGAGGCGTCCGGGAAGATCACGATGCGGCTGAGAAAGCTGTAAGGAGGTGGACTTATGGCATGGGAAGATATGCTGGATCATAAGTGCGACATATACCATGTTGACAAGGATACGGAGGACCTGGGATACGGAGTGACCGAAACGGACCACTTCAGCTATCCTTCGACACCGGATATTGCTGACAAGGAATGCCACTTCCACATCAAGACAGGCTCATACATCGTCTCACAGACGGAGCCGATCAATAAATATGATGCGAGAGTGAAGCTGAGTCTTCCTTACGGCACAGACATCCGGATCAACGATAAGGTAGTGTCGAAGGAAACGGGATTTTCCTATATTGCAGAGCTTCCGAGGACGATCAGAAACAACCACCATATAATCGTCTACATCAATCGGGAGGATAGCGTGAAGGAGGCGGTATAGATGGGACAGTATGTCACCGTTAATGTATCGCAGCTTCAGGACTTTGCAGCACGCTTGACAGCTGCCGGGGCCGGGGATCTCCGCAAGGAGTTCAACACATGGCTCG